CCAGCCTGTGCTGGAAGGTAAGGGTGTCTTCCTCAAGAAGACCGGTGAGTGGATCACTCCTGCTGATGGCTTCGTTGTGTTCGCTACTGCCAACACCAAGGGTGAGGGTTCCGATGATGGCATGTTCACCCATACCAACATCCAGAACGAGGCTTTCCTCGACCGTTTCGCATTCACCTATGATCAGGCGTATGCAACCAAAGCCGTCGAGAGAAAGATCCTGACCAAGAAGGCTGAGAAGTATGGCACCAATGATCCGGGGTTCCTTGACAATCTGGTGACATGGGCAGAGGTGACACGCAAAGCCTTCACTGAGGGTGCTGTTGAGAAGGTGATCTCTACTCGCCGTCTGGAGGATGCCGTCAAAGCCTTTGCGATGTTCGGTGACCGCATGAAGTCGGTGGATCTGGTTCTGGCTCGTTTCGATGAGTCCACCCGTGAAGCCTTCTCCAATCTCTACACCAAGGTGGATGCCGATGTGCACATGCCTGCTGATGAGGAGGGACCGTGGTATGATAATCCTGCCAACTGGGAGGACTGTGAGCGTGTGGTCGTGGATGTGTCGTACACAGAGAAGGATACCTTCAGAGCAGACTATCCTACAGCCCAGTGGGACATCGCTGGCAAGTACTGGTACATCCCCAAGGACGATGTCATCAACATGATGAGGGATACGAATGGTCTTGTTGGAGAGAGGTGGGAGAAGCTGCTGCCTCGCAATCCTCGCAAGCTCTCCATCGGTGAGAACATTCTCAACATGGCAACGAATTCATAATTGAAAGGACCGAACACGATGATGTATGAAGCCGACATGGAATGGACCGAAACCCGTCACTTTACTGCCACTGCTATATCGATTGAAGTGCCTGATGATATCCCCGAAGATGAGGTTCAAGCCTGGATCGCGGACAACATCTGGGTGGAAGGAAACCCATACGCACACTCAGATGATGGCTACATCGACGAGATTGATAATGATGAAGTGCTGGAAGTGAGGGCGATCTGATGTATATTCCAAGTGACGAGATGCTCGATTGGATGCCTGTGATGCTCTCTGAGGATGAAGCCCGTGAGCTTCTCGGAGAAGAGGATCTGGACGGCAAACTGGTATAGTGTTCATAGGTGCCTCTCGGAGCGATTCGGGAGGCACTTTTTTTTCACTATTTTCACCGAATACACTGTATACACCTTGTATACACTCTGAGACATGGTAAAATACACTCATGAACAAGAACACCAACAACGTCAACATCACTGCCAAAGACAGCTTCGCACGGGTACTTGCCACCGAGAACATTCATGTTTCTCATGATGGCAATGCCTCGACTGCATCGTTCAACACTCAGAGCCGTGTCCTCACCCTGCCTCGTTGGGAGTCCATGGGCAGTCAACTCTACGACATGCTCGTGGCACATGAGGTTGGACACGCACTGTACACACCGGCTGACATCGATTCTGTTCGCGCCCTTGCAGCCAAGCACGGTGTCGATCTCATGGTTGCCAAGGACTACATCAATGTGGTCGAGGATGCCCGCATCGAGCGTCTCATGAAGCAGAAGTTCCCCGGTCTCCGCCGTGACTTCATCTTTGCCTACAACGATCTGCTCAAGCGTGAATTCTTCGGTGAAAATGCCCTTGACGCTGACAAGGTTGCTGCCATGCAATTGATCGACCGTATCAACCTGCACTACAAGGCTGGTACCGTTGGGGCTTGCATTGACTTCGACACCGTTGAGCGACCGTTCGTTGATCAGATCGATGCCGCTGAGACTTGGGATGCCATCATCGACTGTGCTGATGCCCTTCTTGAGTATGCTGGTGCCATTCCCAAGCAGGAGTCTGATCAGACTCCACAGGATGGTGATCAGGGACTTCCTGACACCGGCGATGACTCTGATGACTCTGATGAGTCCAGCATCGGTGACGATGACGGTGACATCGATGGTGATGATGGTGATGCTGGTGAGCCACTCACCAGTGAGAAGACTGATGATCAGCCAAAGTCTACCACTTCTGGCAGTGACATCTCAGCCACCGATCAGCATGACGATACCACTCCCATCGAGCGGTCTGAGACGCAGCAGAAGTTCGATGAGAACGTGGACCGACTCCGCACCAACTCCGGTGGCGCAGACAAATTCGTCGGTGTGCCTAAGCTTGCTCTCGACAAAGTGATGATCGACTGGACTGAACTCTACGGTACGGGCGAGAAGAGCGTCAACGGACACTACTCCGATGCCAAGACCTCACTCGAAACTCTCGACGAGGTTGACCGCTTCCTTGACGAGTCCCGCAAGACCTGTCGCTCCATGGCTCAGGAGTTCCTCCGCAAGCAGAACGCCGTTGCATTCCGCCGTGCTACCATCGCCAAGACCGGCGTGCTGGACATGCAGAAGATGGTGAACTACAAGTGGTCCGAGGACATCTTCCGCAAGACTACCATCATGCCAGACGGCAAGAACCATGGACTCGTCATCGCAGTGGACTGGTCTCAGAGCATGGATCCCGTGATGAAGGACACCATCCGACAGGCTATCCAGATGGCGATGTTCTGCCGCATGATCAACATTCCTTTCGAGATGTATTCCTTCTCGACCATCGTTCAGGGTCGCAGTTACCGCTCCACCGATTTGCCAGAATTCATCGATCCTGACACAGGCGAAAAGATCGTGGGGACTGACCTGATCATGCGGAACTACCTCTCGTCGCGTATGCCCAAGCAGATGTTCTTCGATGCCTGCAAGCGAGTCGCGATCATGTCTGAGACGTTTGGTTGGAGCGGGCAGGGTATCACTCGACATGATGATCGTCTTGGTGCCACTCCTCTTGATGATGCAATCTACGCTCTGACCAACTGGCTTCCCAAGTATCGGACCGACAACAACATCGAGATCATGAACACCCTGTTCATCTCCGATGGTGCCTCTACCAGTATGCCGCTCAGAGAATCAGAAGTTATCCGTGACGGTCACCGATACTTCCGACCAGATCGGCGTTCCCGATATGGACAACCATCCACGATCCAGGCTCTGGATGTACTTCGCGCCCGAACCGGAACTCGCCTTGTTCAGTTCTTCCTGACCGAGAAGAAGTCGATCAAGAACAGTTGGTGGCTTGGACTGGGTGATGACAGGAAGCAGGAAGAGCGACAGCGAGCCGAGTACAAGAAGAACAAGTGGACCATTGCTCAGGAAAAGCAGGGCTTCGATGAGCGGTTCATCATGTTCGGCAAGAACGCAGTCCAGAATGCCGATGCATTCGAGGAGATGGGGCGCTCTGACGAGGACGGTGTGACCATCACCAAGATCCGCAACAGCTTCGTCAAGGCTATGAAGCAGAGTGGTACCTCCCGTGCCATGCTCAACCGCTTCATCGACATCATCGCATGAAGAAGAAGGCACCCAAATCGAAGCGTGGATCCCAGTGGAACAAGGATGGGGCGGGGCGACAATCGCTCCGCTCCAAGACATGGAGTAGGCAAGATGACAGAGATCCAAAGAGAATCAGACGAGAGTGGAAAAAAGGTCCTGATGGAGATTGAACTCGATGATCACATTGCGAACGGTCTGAATATGATGGTGTTCAAGACACAGACGAGTGGCAGAAAAGATGTCTGGGATGCGCGGCAATGCGTGAAAGAACTGATCAATCGATACCAAGAGGTCCGTTGATAGTAGCCACTTCAGGGTGTGGAACCGAACCGCTCTTCACCAGAGGCTTTATTCGCCCGAGAGAATCCCTGCTCACCACGGCGAACAAACTTCACTGGTGTATGCCCTTCAAGAGACGAGACAAGACCCTCATGTTCAGAGTAATGTTTGTTGCCTTTAGGAGTCAGAGAGAAGTTACTGGCATTGTTACGCAGGGAGTTCGATACTTCATTGGTGACCGAGGTGAGACTGTTATGGGCGTTGAGCATGTTGGTGAAGTGGTGCTCGTTGTCGTTGATAAGATTGGTATGACTCTCCAGTTCCTTTGTCTGAAGCCCACCTGACACCTTCCTCTTCTCCACATGCCCTTGCATGAACGTGCGAAGGCCGTCCACCGATACCTTACCGTCTGTTCTCGCAGAGTTATTTGAGTAGGCTTGAATCATGGTAGAGAACTTCTTGTTCTGAGGTAGACTCTGAGCGAATTCGGCTGTTCCTTCAGAACCCATCGAACGTCGAGCATCGCTCATGTGCTGGTTGATATCGTGGTGTCTGTCTTTCGATAGATTCATGTTCATCTTCTTGTGAACGTGGAGGTTGGGTGTGTGGACTCCTTCACCCTTTAGTTGAGACATATCAGGAACATTCGATGTTCTCGTGATGCTATCTCCTGCAACAGCGAACTGACCGTGGACTGCGATAGAAAGATTGTTGGGATGAGATGTCTTGTATGAGATTGTGTTTGGCGTATGTGTGGAGTCTGAATGTTCTGGGGTGTGTAGAACGTCAGCTTGGAATGCTGTCCCCGGCTTAAGCCCTTTCATCTTCGATGCTCCAGACAGGAGTGGAGATAAAGTATCAATCATATGTTGTTTGCCTGTTCTTGCGATTGAGTCGTGATTATAATGTCGTTCCTTGCCCGACTTATATGAGACGAAATGATCACCACCTCGATCCTTTCCCACAATTACGCTCATGCCGCCATCTGCTTTCAAGGACAGATCATGCCCTTTCGTGATCGAGTTGTTGAACCTCTTAGTTGTGGCATCAACGTGAGCGAACGCACTCTCGTGATTGCCACTTAAGACTAGATCGGACAGGTGTGTGAGGTGACCTGTAGTCTGAACGTCCTCTGTCATATATTGAATATGTTGTGTGAATGTGTGCATGATGACTCTCCTTGTTATTTATGAAAAGACAGCAGGCGGTGATTTCTCACCGCCTGCTATTCTAAAATTTAAAACGTTAATGGTTAGATTCAACCACCACCTAGTGCTGGTGGTATAATTATTGCGGGTTTGGTAGCTGATGTTGGATCTGGGATATCACCAGATGAGAACACCTGCTGAACCTTGGCGAGTGTGGGTTTAGCCAAAGTCTCACCATCTCCCCCACCTTGGTTATCAGTAACCTGCCCGGTGTCAGTTCTGTTCTGAAGTCCAAGTCTAGATTGCTCCTTAGCACTCAATTTAGCTTTGACATCAGCGGCTAGGTTGACTCCGGGGTTACCCTCGAAGACTTCGACGAGTCCCAATGAACTCTTACCAGCTTCGGGTGTCTTTACACCAAGAATGTCGTAAGCCTCAATACCGTGACCAACTCTGTTGCTGTCACCGGAAGCGGAACCACCACTCATCTCACCACCTGATGTAAGCCCAAACACCGCGTGTGGATCATGATATCCGGTAATCCCGAATTGATCATCGATGATTTCCTTTGGCTTCATATCTGCATTATCTATGACGGCTGTCGCATCATTTGAAAGATCGAATACTCCAAATGGTGAGTTTGGAATTCCACCAATCTTACCCGGATATGCAGGATAGAATATATGAGTCGTTTCCATGTTCTTGTGTGAAGTACCACCTGCCATTGGTGTGAAGAACGCAAGGTTTGAGTCACGGAAGGCTTCCGCACTCTGAGTATAAACCGTTGGCATAAAGTAACCGGGAGCCTTATTGAATCCGGGTGCTCCTGCGATATGTCGGACATCACATGGTGATCCAATTGGTCGGAAAGCAAGAGTAACTCCATCCCGATATGGGTCTGTTATGTCAAGATCGGAATTATTCCAGTCGAGCGCGGACATACATCTCTTAAAGGGAATTTCACCGAATGTTGTATCAGTTGTTTTACCAGCAAAGAATTCTTTCATCGAAGCGTTATCCCTGACAATGTGGTTGTTTTCACATCTACTACTGGCGTGATCAAACATATCACCCCAAGTTATCGATCTTGCACCCGAGTAAAGATTCAAACTCTCACCAGTTCCCCATTCACCAAATTCGCTGTTGAATTTATGGTAATCTGGAATCGATCCATTTACCTTACCCTGAAGGGTGTTCGTTAGACGCATGTTCCTGAATAAGTGTGGTCCGGAGAATCCACCAGACTGTCCCATTCCAGTTGCTCCCAAGGTTCCTCCACCGAGAGCGGTGTTACCGGGATATCTTGGCGTGAATGCGGAACCACCAACATACCACTTTGGAATGCTAATGTTGTAAGCGGCATTTCTCATTATATTCCGATCGATAACAAAGTGGTCAATTGAACCATTTATGTTCATGTTTTGTCCGCCTGGAGCGTCATACTGATTATCAACGTGAGCAAAGTCTTGTTGTGGGTAGCAGTATCCATATGCATGTTTTTGACTCGCCTCAAAGTTGATTCCTGCCGAATTGTCTTTGTAACGAGTTGCCTTACCAAAAGAGTGGTGACCAAGCTGATTGTTAGACACTGATACTCTGAGACCAGCCAAAATTCTGTTTCTCATGTGGAAGCCATTTGAGTACTGAACAAGGTCACTGTGGACTTCCTTAGAGTGATATGATCCACTGTAAGCGTGCCAGCAACATGCAATAACGGCACCCGGTGCCATTGGATACATATCACCCTTCTGTAGAATGTGCTCGTTGTGCTTCGCTACTTTAACACCCTTACAGATGTAAGAGGTGCCCCAAGTGGTCGTGTTGAAGACATAAACTCCACCAGGCCATTGCGTCGCGAGTGAGGTGGCTTGTTGTGGTAAAGCCTTCCAGTGTGAAGTATTAGTGAAATCTTGGTACGTGTTACCCTTTGAGAAGTAGCAACCATCCATGTATAGTTTCATGAGAGATATTCTACTAGTACCGTTGAACACTGGTGCGAATCCACCCATCATAAAGTCTGGCTTAAACCACAGATCTTTAAATCTAACATTCAAATCATCAACTCTGGCTCCACCATTGAAGTTCATGAGGGTGCCAGCGCCATCGACATAGCTTTCTGGGTTACCACCAGAGTGACCTCTCATTTGTACGAATTGAGTTCCATCCGTTGCGGTGGGGGTGTTCGATAAACCAACGATGTCAATTACCTTTTCGACGGCAAGAGCAGTTGCTACTCCACCAGTCGCTGAGTTTGACCATATAAGACGATTTTCCGCTGCTTGAGATCCATTGACAGTACCAAAGTTTGCTCGTGGCCACTGGTGAATACCACCAGATACACCAGAACCAGATGGTGACTTGAGGAAGACTTTCATGTCTGCGTTTTCTTTACACTTGGCGGCAGTTGTCCACTCACCTTCAAATACATTCTGAAGTGTTCTGTATGGTTGTGTTAAACCACCCGTTTCGGTACCTACAAATCCGGGATCGACGTACCAAACTTTTCTAGCTGTATTGGTGTTGAAGTAGAAACCTTCAGCAGCGATGCCAGGGCCCTGTGGGTTGTGCCCTCTGTAACCTGCACCACCAGAGAGAAGTTCTTCCTGAATGGTATTTGGGGTAATATGTCGAGAAATCGTTATATCACCAGCACCAGTTTTACCGGTGTGGTCGAATGTAGTACCGCGTTGCACTACTCCGTCACCGTCAGTGTAGAAGGCTTCGGTTCTACCCTCTAGTCGAACAATCTTACCGGCGCTCTTTGGATATACAACTGCACGAACTTCATTGTAACCATTTGTCATAGTTTTCGCTGGAATTTTCGCGTAGTATTCATTATGCTTAGTTCCCCACGTGGGGTGTGGAACGGGGCAACCTTTACTATTTACATCAAGAGTTAAGCCACCATTAAGTTGGAATTGAACTTTGTCAATGTCATTGATGTGGTGAGCCTGTAGTGTGACATAGAAATCATCTTCATATGTAAGATATGGTTGTGTTGACCAAGCAACAATTGGTGATGCGGTGTAACCCCTAGCACCAGAAGTTCCAACGAAACCTAAATCAACGCTGTCTCCCGTACCATCACTTAAGAATCCAGTACCAGCGATTAGCTGGTTCTGGTTCAACGCTCTTTGTCCAGGTCCACCAGCAGCAGCACCGTAACCAGCAGATGCACTACTTGCTGCGTCGGCAGCATCTGCGGCATTTGAACTTGTACTACGACTTTCTAGAGCTTCAATTAATGAGAATTGCAAATTCTGCAATTCGACATCAGTTATCTTAGCTCCAGTATTCACGTCTTCCCACATCTGCGACTCACCAAGCCATCCGAATACTCTACCATCGTCGAGGTGAATTCTTCTGGAAAATCTATTGTGATCTATTGTTGACTTTGCAGGCAAATGCTCATTAATTTTCTTGTCGTTGTTGGCGCCCATTATGGATTTCCTTCTTAATATAGTTTGTTTTGGGTGTACACATAGAGTATTTATAAATAATTATGAGTTTAGATTACACCACCAAATAAAGGATCGATTATGTCTGATAAAACAACCGAGAACAAACAACAGAAATCACGATTTGGTCAAGTTATATCAGAAAATGTAGCTTTATCTTCCGCAGAACAGAGGCGAATAGACGATGAGATGAAAAAGATGAACGACAATATCGCACGGGAGGTTGAAAGAAGATCAAGAAGTCGCTTTACTGGAATAGATCCTACCAGTGATCGATATCGAGGAAGAAGAAACGAAGCAGGTGTTCGGTCCAATCCAGACTTCGATCCGACTGCACCCGGCGCACAGGATGCAATTCGCAGAGCACAAGTACGTGATAACTTTGCTCAAGGTCGTGCTCCACAATATGGAGATCCCACACACCCATCAAGGACAGGTACTCGTGGAAGCACCTATACTGATATCGCGCAAGACAGACGAGGGGTGATTAATCCCGATCGGGAAACAGCTATTCAGGATATTATGAAAAGTGCACCAGAAGGTAGTGCAGAGCACACAAGGCTCATGGGTCTGGACGATGCAGGCTTACAAAGTGCAATTGATCAGAGAATTTCCGCAAACAACAAGGCTCAAATGGATCGTGTCAAAGCAGACCGAGAATATAGAGAAATGGAGCAGTTTGGATATCAACCAAGCAATGCCGCTGGTGGTGGACCACCAGATCCAGCTTCAACTCAGAGGTATAGAGAAAGATCGCAGGAATACCAAGATAGACAGAGGACCGCATTTGCCGACTATAAATCTGGTGATGCTGGAGACGGAATGAGTCAACGAGACATTTTCAATCAGGACATCGCTGCACTGAATAACCAGAGGCGGAGTGCCGGTTCTAGAGAAGACAGAATTGCCATCAATGCGAAAATTCAAGCAAGAAGACAACAAGATCGCATAGCGAGAAGAAACATGAGAAGAGATGCTGCTGGTGGTAAATCCAGAGATGAATTTATGCAAAATGAAAATCATTTTCCCACATCTCCATCAGAATTTGTTAAAATGTTACGTGAACAATCCAACTAAAAGGAAATTATATTATGCCGACTTATGATTACAAATGCAGTGCATGTGAAAACTTATGGGAAGAATTCAGTTTAATTAACGACAGAGATCAACCCACAAATAATCCTTGTCCAGAATGTGGTAAAGAAGAAGTTACTCGTGAAGTGACTGGTTATGGTATATGCGTCGATACCAATATCACACCAAACAAGAAAACTGGTGGTCAGTGGAATGAACTGATGCAGAAAATGAATAAAACTTTATCGAAGGATGCCCAAGCAGGGCTTGATCGTGCAAGCAGTAGATCTGGTCAGCGTTGGTCAGGATAACGAGTATATATAAGTTGACCTTTTAGTTCATGATGAAATTTATGGGAATGTTTAGTTAATGTCAACACAAAGAAATTGTTGCTGCGATAGCGTAAGACCAGATGTCCCAAAACAAGCTGCCTGTTTGGGTGGTGATAAATTTTTCGTTCGTCAAGGTGATGTACCACACTCCGAGAATAATCCCAGTAGATATTATCCACCGAACTATGGAACACCCTCCAATCTTTCAGATCCTAACGATATGAAAACAAACAACGGAAACTCGTGTATGTTATGCACGAATACTTTAGTTCAGAAAAATTCTAACTTTCCATTTTCACTCTGGGGAACAATGGTCGTCATACCAGGCGGTGCGTTGGGGTTACAAGATCCAACCGATGACAGCGTTGGTGATGCTCCTCGCATCAAAGGTGATCACCTAGCAGCACTTGATCTATATTATGGGGCACTTCCACCTAGTGAAAATGAAAGACTCAACCTGCGAGAAGGTCTACTAGATCCAATTCACTCAACATATAATTTCAATAGAGTTATCTCCCTAAACCCATCGGACGCAGAAAACCCAACAATTGACTTCCCAATTCAAGAAGATCAATTGCCGTTTAAAAATTCATACCTGAAAAAACTTGAACAGTATAAACAGCAAAAAAGATATCACGTATTTAATGTCAAAAAGAAAAAGAGAAAACTAAAACTCAATAAATCATTTGGCATGAGCCTTAAGCTTCGAGTACCATACTTCACAGCAGACAAAGAAGATCAACTTCACGTAGGTGTAAAATCCGACTATGCAGTATTAGATTATCTTGATCACAACAACAGTCTTATTTTTCTTTTCAAATCAAAAGAAAAAAGAGACGAATTTGCATTGACAACAGATTATATTGATATAAGATGTATTGACTCGGATAGATCACAATATCGATCGAGAGAGTTATCTCCTGTCATGTTCAAAGATACTGTACATGGTATGATGGTGAGGTTTAATGGTAAACAAGACGGTAGCCCTCAAAATGAAAGAGAAATAACCAAAACAACCACAAATGAACGGCTACAAATTGTGTTGTGGGGATATGAAGGAAATTCAGATCCCGATATCCCCGTTAATATTATCGGTGCCGAAATATATGTAAATCGTTCAGCGTTATTGAAAGAGACTCCTCCAATAACAAACGAATTAATTGAAATTATCAATCCTGATTGGACAGAGCAAATTAATAAAATTGCCGATAATTTTGAAGATGATGATATACCCGATGAACGAGTTTCTGTTGGAGATGGTGGAACACCCGGCACCGAAGCTGCCTGGCTATGTTGCTGTAATGGCGACGAAGCATGTGGTAAATTTGTTCCAAGCAGCCCGGGATGTTTACAGGGAGGTAATCAGACGCAGGAAGAAAGAGAAGAATGCTGTAAAAATGTAACACCCTCTGTTGGTCAAGGTGGTAACCCAGTCGGTGGTGGTAATGCACCATGCGTACCAATATTGGCACTCGATACTTGCCCATATCGAATATGTTGCGATTTCAATTACGACAGTCAGACTATTATATGTGATTGTATTAATACAGATACCGATACTTGCGATGGAAGTTTAAGTCTTAATAGGGCATGTGGTAAATGTGGTTCTGAAATAACTGGTGCGTGTTGTTTACCAGACGGAAGTTGTGAGGAAAAAACAGCGGACGAATGTGCCGCTGTTGGTGGAACCTTATTCGAGGGAACATGTGCAGAACTCGAAGCAAGTGGTGATTGTGTGCAAATGGGGGCTTGTTGTTTCTGTGATGGTACATGTACTGACAACACAACACAACAAGTATGTGAAGACAATAACGGAACTTTCAGTAGTGGAGAGAGTTGCGCTGGTCTCAACTCAGATCCTACAACTGCATGTATAGCCATAGGTGCCTGCTGTGTAAAACGGAATGATGGTGTATCAAATTCATGTTCACAAGATACGACTGAACAAGCCTGTGATGCGCTGGCCGCGAATGATCCGGGGGTGGAGGATACATCATGGAATAAGTGTGGTCTCTGCCCTGGCTCCAGTGGTGGGGACGGTGACATAGTAGATTGCGAAGGAGACGGTAATGTCGGTGAACCCGATCCCGGTGGTGGTGTCGGTACAAACACGGAGAACTCCGGAGTTGGCTCATTCAACCAGACGGAATCTGCTGAATCGACTAACACGACTAACACGACTAACTCGGGTGATGGAACCGATGGAACCATTGACATTGGTGATACGAACGACTCCAGTGATCCTGTTCTAGATGTTGATCCCGCTGATGACGGGACTCCGTGGCCAAATGATGAAAGTTTCGATTCGACGCACAACCAGTTTGAAACTGGCGTACCCGACAATAGTGGCGTACCCGACAATAGTGGCGATGACGGTGGAGTCGATGTCGATGTTTCCGGTGGTTCCAATGCTTATTATATGAACATAAAGACTACTTACCAAGAGGGTCAACCAATCTACACAATGTTCCACCACATCGTAGATTATTGGTACTTTGATTGGGGAAGATCTCTCCATGGTGAAGGTCCTGATCTGTCCACACCCGAAGGTTTCTATGGAATTGGCAAGGGTAAATCACAGTACGGACAGGACCATATATTCACTCCTCAGATTGATCATGATCATTTTGTGCCTGGTTGGAGTGAAAATGTACCATTTAAATATCCGGGGGCGCCGAATTTTGGGCCAGGTCAAATGGTACCGAAATTTGATGGTCCAAGTGCATTATATGGCATTGACGATCAGCTTGATGGTCAAACAGATCAGAATGGAATATTTAATCCAGTAGATTCTGTAGACATAAGCCGTGAGGATTACCTCAGTTGTAGATTCGGTATATCAAATGTAGATTTAATTTGTCATCCAAACAAAGATCGCGGAATGGATGCTAGAAGTGTATGGTCAAACTCTGGTAATAATCCGATCAATGAATGGGGAAATGCTAATCTTGGAGAAGCTTCGATACCCCTACCCGGTGGTCAGCAACCAACCACAACGATACCCGACTTGTTGCGCTCGGCATCGTCAGCCAACAACAGCGGATGTTCGCCATTCTCGCGTTGTCCACACACCTTACACACAAATTTGTCTGGGTATTATGGTCACCCTGCTGAGGGGGTCGCGGAAAATGGGACGTTTGATGTTCCCGCTAATCAGGGAGGAAGTAATGCTTATACCATGTGGAATCCGGGCCCGGCGACCGCCAACCAGCGAAAATGGGCTTTTGAAACTAGATGGTTGTGGCAAGGCAATGGAATACATTCTATATGTCCAAAACAGAGTAACTGTCTAGCCCAAGGCGCACCGTATAACAAAACTCCATATCAATCTAGCACGAACGCGAGTACCTATGGCACACGAGGAAAAAGTGGGCTGAGTGATTGGCAAGTAACTACCATGGCAGCAGATCAAGACAGTAGATGGCTTCTTGACATTATGTCATACGCTGATGCTAAACCGGTATTCTGGAGTCCATTCCACAATAAAAAAGCAAATCTGTATGATTGCCTCGTAGGTGTCATGCATAAAATGCGTGTATTTGTACGTGGAGATTTCTGGACAGAATCACTAACTGGTCCATTCCAAACTTGCCCAGATGATCCATTTGGTGTTTGTTTTGAGGGTGAGGGTGCGAGTTTATCCAAATTAAAACCACACACATTCTACCCACCCCTTGTAAATTCAAAAATGCAAGCATCTGCTGATGGGTGTCAAACATGTTTCTCCAATAACCAAGATCCAACTTGCCCATATAAAGACTACACTAAGTATTGTACGACACCGAAATACTGGATTTATAAATGTGCTGGTGTACCTATATTTGACTTTGAATTATGGGGGTTGATGTTAGAAGGAAAACTAAACATAGGTGATCTAAGTATACTGAGAAAGCCACCCCACCTAAACTTTAGGTATAGTGAGAACTTGGACGAACTGGACCGCTTGCAAGCTTTGCGTTCAATAGGTGCCGACATACAAGATATTGGTGAAAAACTTAATGATGCAGGAATCTTAGACATACGTGACTGGAGAGAAGAACAGCGTCTAATGTATAGAACGTGGGATCAGTTCTTAGACAAGGGTCGTCCAACGTTAGATCAAGAAAATGCTGGACCATATGCTGGCTTCAATGGGGATGGATCTAGAATACCCGGAGTAGTGTGGGGAGATGCTTGTTGTCATGTTACTGATGATGAAGGCACACGATGTGATCCTGAAATAGATAGTCGATTTGCGTGTACTGAAGACAATATGCAATGGAAGGGTAGAACAAATCTATCAGACCCCCCCATTACGGAAGATTTAAAAAGAAGTGAATTACTACCAATCAGAAAAAGATCAGTCGTCTTTATAAAGGATGAGGATGATATTGATTTCGATCCAACAGACAAAATAGGTCTACACTACGTCACTCGGGATCAGTACGAGGATGGTTTACGTTCACTTGCTTCTAATGGGGAAGTGGATTCATCATATTATGATCCAACGGATCTACGTGGTGCCTTTTTGGGAAGTCCCCAGAATCCGGGTCCATTTGCTCGAAATCCTGTAAAGCTTGCGGGTAAATATGGAAGTGCTACTGGAATCCAACCACTAACACCAGATCTTATCAATAAATTTACTGCTTTAGAAAGTCCAAATCTTGTTCTTTCTGGTGAAATGGGATATTACAACCCAGATCGATACAACAAAAATCCACTTCGTCAAGGTCTTTCACCAAGACAGATTGTAGATACAAATGGATATTGTGGAGGCACCACGGTCACGAACCCTGAAGACGGTGTCGTCAACCCGACTCTAGGTGCGACTGTACCCGGAACTAGAAGAAGAGAAAATGATCCCAGATGGTTACCTTATCCCAATGAAAACGATTATTATGATATTGCAGGTGCCCTTGATAGAAATGAGACAGAGTTAGAAGCAGGGATCATTACCGAAGAGGAATACCTAGCAGAAAAAGAACGACTAGAAGAGATACTTGAAGAGCAAAAAAATCTAATACGATATTATAAAATATATCTCGCCAACAATCCAATATATCTACATGCTAGACCTGGAGGTTGGTCTCATGTTCCGATCACCCGACCAACCGAATTTGGTCTTATTGGATCAATACAACCATGGGATTTACTGAAGAAAAATAAAGGTGGTCCATACGCACTCCTTGATTTCTATGGATTTGAAAATGCTCCATGTTGGACCCACGGAGGCTCTGCCAACGGTCAGGGTGTTTTTCCCAGCGTAGCATATCCATATGGAACTCAGATGGTATATTTTCAAATTTACGAGAGTTCATTCACCGGTGTTCCAATAGTTTTACCCAGAGCAAACACCCGGAATCCTAGCGTTGGTGGTTGGAGTGATCCAAATATAGACTGCAAAGGTCCGAACTGTGGTGTAAATCCCAGTGAACCATGTCAACCACCAAACTTTGGGGCCCCATGTAATCAATGGATGGATCAACCTCAAATTGGTGTAGGTCCGGGTGGTTGCATAAATAGCTTAAGCGAAGATGGTTTGTGCAATTCATTAGTAGTCACAGGAAATAATCATGGTCTTCGAATTCGAGAGAAGGTATCATACCAAAATGGAATATGTCCACAAGAACCACTCGGATGTCAAAAGATCGTAAGAATTGATGAATACTGGAGATCATATTATCAAGAAACTCTAGTATTCCCGTTTGACTACAATTGTGTTCCCAGTGATCTACGATTATCACCGCGCCCCACAGAAGTACCAGAACCTGCTCCTGGCGGCGAATCGGACGGCGAACCGGAATTGGGAGAAGAATATAGTATACCTGATCCAGCATTTCCAGATCGAGGTGATTTTAATGCGGAGAACATAGTTGGTTGTATAGAAAGAGTTGGAGGAATCTATGACGATTTAATTCCCAGACCAAACAACATGCAGCCGGAACACGATAAGGTTTCTTATGGTGCAAAACTTCGAGAAAATACTCATGTATGTGGTGATGATCCGTGTTCATGTGCCGGCTCGGGAGGTGGACATGCTCCTTGTAATCCTTCTCAATCTTGCCCCGGGCCCGACTGCCCGTCGTTCTGTGGTTGCTGTTGTGACAGGGTTGAATGTGAAACTTGTCGGCAATGCGGTGAGGTAGATGCTAGTGGTATTATAGAGTATGGTATAGAGACTGGTGGTCCAGATAAAGCTTTTCAGAGAGCACCACAGGGTTGGTATGTTCCTTATATTGTACAGTATAGTTGGAGTGAAACTCCAGTATTCGATCCACCTGAATTAGAAAGCGAGGGTTGTGGTTCAGGTGGATACATATGCAAACGTATAGCAGACCCAAGTAATATAAAACCAGCCCCAGTGGTATTCGGGTGGGGCGCGAAGATAACATATTTCCCAATCCTTCAGATCGAACCAAGATTCAATAGTGGTGTGTGTAGATTATCTCGCCACTGTCCATTTTCTATTGCAAAAAGTGGTTTCTCCTCTCTTAAATTAGATCAATCTTTGCCATATGGAAGTTCGTGGTATAGATGCGGGGATGCAATCGATGGTCCACCAACACCCCACGATTGTTATGATGATGACAATCTCCCACCACGAGTTGATCTGGAAATTAAAACACTCAAGAGAGTAAAAACTGATGTTAATAGCAGAACATTATTCCTAGATGAATTAGACTCTGGCAACTCAAACATAGGATATCCAAGTGCATACGTCAATCCCACCGAGGATGAAGATGCAGAAGATGTCGAATTTTACTGTTCGGTCAAACGATCAGATGAAGAATTCGAAGAAACTGGTATTGTGACCGACATACCGTTGCTACACTGGACATCTACCAGTCTCGGTGGATTTAGAGAAATTAGATTCACTAATATAATCAATCCAATGGAAAAGCATATTCGTAATGCTGCCAAAATTTTAGATCCGGAAGATGTTAGAGAGATTTATGGATCACCCATAGGATGGAGAACATTTAAGGATTTAGAATTACACAAATCGGGATTTCCGCCAAATCAGATTGTTGGTGGTCCACCAGAATATCCCGGTTGGTCTCCACCAGAGTTACCATCCCCCGTTCCCGCCGATCAAAGAAGTGATCATGGATCACCGAATGCATCTGGTGCTCAGGACGCTTCATCACCATATAGATTCTTTGAATTAAATCACGACGAAGGTAGAAAGGTGGGTGCAATCATTCCATTCGGTGGATGGTTTGGTGGTGGTAGGTTCCTTGAGCCAGACACCTACCCTTCCAGTGAGATTCAGTTAGATCCTGATACGTCTCCACCATTCAGACCAAAAAATCTAAATGAAAAGGTACGTGGTGATTCGTATACTAGTGATGTTGCATATATTCACTGGTATGAAGCCTTTGATAATTCCGATTTCGGAACCGATCCATGTCTACAATGTGATGCAGACGGTGAACCTGAAAATTGTTTGGTACAGCCAGGAGAAATTTGTCCAACTCCAGTTAATCCAGCCCGAGGTGTTATGGCTGGTCTACCATATTATCGCTATGATAATCAAGTGAATCCTGACGGAGGAGGAGGCGCGCCCTACGACAGAAAAAATAGAGACTTGTATGTCAACTATGGACCACCGGGATCCCTACCGGGCTATGCTAGTAACGGACGGGACGATTATATAGGAGTAAATAATCGACTAGAGGCAGGAGTTGCAGACGAAATAAATCGCGAAGATCTTGCCGATCGCGAATTTAGAAATGAGACTGTTTTAGGAACGGTGATGTTTATTTTCGATGATTTTGAAGACATGTATACCGCAGCGGTAACAAATAAAATGAGTAAAATGAGTTTACGTATTGATCCCGATTCATGCGAGACTAGTGATTGCTCGGATTGGCCTCTTCGTGGTAGATACGAATTAACCAATCCAGCATTCATATTTGATCCAGCAGTATCTCCACCCTGCGAAGGAAGAAGCAATATACCACTCGTGACTTATAGTGGAAGAGGTTTGCAGGGTGATAGATACAATGATGTTGGATATTACGTCTGGGGCAATATCTTCTGTGATTCGACATCAGATGCGTGTATTGATGATAATCAGGAAGATATTAATATCCCCGGTGAAAAATATTTTCCGAATGCCCTAGCATATGATTTGACTATGCTTCCACCCGATGCATACACGGATCAAGAAGATTATACCACAAATGGACCCGGCAGTAATCCTATAAGATCGGTTTCTGCACCTCATTACGATGAAAATGGTGACATGTTATATGATTCATGTGTAGATTCACCTCACATTGAAGACGGTCAAGATGGTTGTTTTGACCCATGGTGTTCTCGGGTTGATCCAGCCGGCAACGATCTGAATTGCTCCAATGACCCTTCTGACTCTACTATATGTGAAACCGCCCCAGACGAATTTAAGGACTCATGTGCATGTGTTGGATTTAGAAATTGTCTCGAAGCATTCTATGCGAAATTGCACACGACACTTTCCAAGGATAATACAGTTAAAATTCTATTAGAGCCGCCTGCATGTGCATTATATGGTGGTGCAGATCCGGGCGGACTAAGACCAATATGTAACTGTACTGATAATGAAGAAGAGTTAGGGCGTTGCACACAAGCTGATGATCCAAATTTACCTGCCCCCGGATCTCTAATAGATGACTACTCAGAGACTGGATCAGGCTCACGACCAACAAGTGCCGAGTGTTGTGCAGCATTCTCATCAAATCCACTTTTTGCTTACTGCAATGATGCTAGGTTTGGTGGATGGGATCAAAATTGCTCTGACGGATTTGCGGCCTATCTAAATTCCCCTGATGTTTCTCCATACTGTACTAATCTTAGCTGTAGCACTGGCGTTGGATCTTGCTGTACCGCGCATAATACACCATTCTGTGACACACCATCATGTTGTGGAGCGGTATGTGACATTGATCCCAATTGTTGTGAGTTTGGATGGGATGAGACATGTGCTGAGTGGGCGAGAAACCCAATCCTCAACGAGCCTGGTCCAAATGGTGAAGATCCACCCTGTGCATGTGAACAAGCTACTGGTGCATGTTGCCCTCCACCAATAGATGAAAATGATGGAGGAGATCCGACTCAACCACCCGTAATACCACCGTCATGCCAGGAAGGTCGGACAATTGAAGAATGTGCAGAAAAAACGTACCAATGGCAACAAGCTGGAAACGAAGGATTCTTCACATGGCAAGAAAACGCTGGATGTTGTGTTTGTAATGGAGAGTGTGACGAGCCAAGAGGAGCCTGTTGCTATGGAGACGATGGGCAATGTCAACCAGATCTTACTTTCACTGAGTGCGTTGAAAGTGGGGGTAATTATGCAGGAAACTTTACGAATTGTTTAGCGTGTGTTGACGGACCCGGTGGTGGAGTTGGACCTGGTGATGGACCCGGTGGTGCGCCTGGATTTGGTAGTGGATTTTAAACAGATAAATACTTGAGATGATTTTAGTTTTTTTGATATATTTACCATATGGAGATTTAAAATGTCTGAGACGAGACCAAAAACATACACTCTAAACAAAGAGTTTGATCTATACAGTGCATACACTAATTATGAAAGTAATTATAAAACAAACTGGCCAGAAAAAGATACTCCAGAAAAATTAGAATATCTGAAAAGACTACAAGAAGAGGGATTCAAGCCAATCCACGAAAATGCTGCTATGGAACAAACTCTCGAAGCTTTCAAAAAGAGATACGACGAACAAGTTAAAGATGGAACGTTAAACGATATCCCAATATCGAAAGCTATATCAAAACCTATAGTTAACAAGCAAAATAGAGATAGCTCTGGTGCAGTTGTAGAAAAAAATCCAATAAAACAACAGATAAACATACAAAAACCAAAACAACAAGTCAAACAACCGGAAGTTATGACAAAGGAAGAACAGAAAACAAAGTTCTCTGTTAAAAACGTGGTTAATTATCTGAAAGCAGAGCAGTCCCTTGCCACACAAGGACCAGTTTCTCTTACTGTCTTCGAGGAAAGAAAAGCTATATGTGGAGAATGCCCCCACAGAAAGACTCACGAACAGATTCCAGATGAACTTGGATTCTGTACTAAGTGTGGCTGTGGTGCCAACCCACGGGCAAGACTGACAAACAAGATTAAAATGCCTCAGACTTCTTGTCCATTAGACAAATGGGGCACATCAACGGGCATATATAAAGGTGTAGCAGGTAAACTGAAATATAAGCTAACTCCCAAGTCAAAGCGGGAAAAGTTGGATTATACATAATATAAAAGGAGAGTCCATATGGCAGGTTATGATCAGTACAAAAGTGCAGCAGCATTACCCCAAACATTCCCGGTTACAAAAGCATCGTTCGTTGGTCCCAACAAAGGAGTCTATATTACCTTTATTGGTGCGACCGCTGACGGAGGAAACGCTCATAATGGAGGTGCAGGAATTACCTTTACTACAGTATCAAACCAAGAAATTGGTCTTGTAGGTTTCTGCGGCGCTACAGCTTCTGCCAATCTTCCGTACATATTCCCGGTGGCGATTCGCAATTACACGAGTCTGAATACCGATAATAAAATTTACCTTCTCCATTAGAGAAATTACTAAATGCAATCATTCCTAAATTTTTTAGTAGAACAAGAGACCGATCCCTCCATTGTTGGTCCAATGATCACTACTCGTGATTATGCTGACAGGATGATGAAACAAGGTGCAAAATTTCTCAAGTACGGAAGAGAAAAAGGTAAACCAGGCTACGATCCAAAGTATGATTATGGTGGTGCAGGAGACGTTCCGCGTGACTCAGGTGCATACGGAAGAGTCATGCAAGGTGTTGTCAGGGGAATGATGCGTGACGAAAAAATTGGGGAAGATCAACTAGATGATCCTACAAAAAGGGAACAACTCATCACAAGATATCGTGGAGAGAGTCGAGATAACGATTCCCGATATTTCGATGTAATCGATAAAAATTACAAGTCAGGTGGAAAAAACTGTGTAGGTTCTTTCTGTGATGCGATCATAAAGGCAGAAACAGGATCATTCAAAGATCCTTTCATACGAACAGTAGGTGTACCCGGATCTTCATCCACTGCATATGGTCCCGGTCAAATAACTCTTTCGGATAAAAAAGGCACATTACCAGACATGGTAAGGCGACATCCAGATCTATTCTCAGATGAAGATCCACGACATGTCCCAGGCGAAGAGTACTCGGATTCAGCTCCGGCTAAAGCCCCGACTGACAGCAGAAAAGAACGTTACGAATATACCGATGATCAGGGAAGAACACAAACTCGTGATCCATTTAAATCCTTCCCTAAACCAACTACACCAGAACCAAAGAAACAAAAATATCCCCTTACCACCGCTGGTAATATAGGGTTTATACCAAACAAATAGCGCCTTGGGCATCGCTACCTAGGACCGCGCTTAAACCCCCACCATTAAACAGAGAGTGATCCGTCTTTGGTGGGGGTTGTTTTATATATACTGTGTACCATTATAAGGAATATTGTATGTCGCTAGAGAAAGATATTGTAGCACTTCATGAATCAATCGGTGGAAGTGGTAAATTTCCAACTAGTGGATTTAAATTAGATCCCGAAACTGGATTCGCAAAATCCAGACAAGGTTCAAACACTGTCCCAAATCCAGCGTCAATGGCAGATGTTACACCAGCAGGTTATGAAAAGCATAACATTCTTGGTAAAGAAGTTAGAGTTCCATACTTTGATAATCAAAAGATGCACGGGCGTGGTTCTGGTGATCCTATCGGTAAAGGTACTGGTGATCGCAGTTACTATGACATAATTTCTTCTTTCATCGAAAAGATGATTGGAATTGAGGGTGATGCTGAAGGTGATGAGAATACCACTACAGATCCTGATTCCGTATCCGCAGAAGAAAGAGAAAGAAAAAGAAATATTAAAAATCCCGACAATCCAATAAATAAAGGTACGAGAGAACTTGAGTATAAGGGTTACTCGGCCTTGGAAAGTGTTAGACATAACGAAATAAAAAATACCATTCTAGAAAATAAAAGTGGTATTATGAAAGGTATCGGTAGTTTTGCATTACAGACCGCTGCTCTCAGTGCGCTACAATCCCTACTAGGCATGTCGGATAGTGAAGCGCAGTCTTTTATGGGTAAAAAAACCGTCACCTCTCCGCGTGGTCCAGAAGAAGTTCTCGCAAAGACAAGAAAACAAAAGTCTATCTCTGGTGGTGAACTTGCTCAAGAAGGACCAAGATCAAAGAGAATTAAAAAGAAAATTAAGGGAACACTTGAGTCCAGAAGATCAAAAGAAAGAGCAATGAAGAAATGAATCGATTTCAAAAATATCGTGAAATAATGGAACGACAAGATGAGTATGGGTATACTGACGATCAGGGCAGACAGCAAACTCGAAATCCCTTTGCTATGTACCCGGATCCACAGTCTATAAAGAATCCCACGGATCAACCCAACGCAGTAAATCCAAGCTCAACTGCTACCGATAGAATGACTCCAGACATGCAGCAGAGCATGATGAACAAGTTCCTATCCTCAAAAGGTGTAGAGTTAACCACCGATTATGATGCTAGACAACTTGCTCTCACGGGAGCGGGTATGACTCCAGCGGTTGGTGCTCCAGCCGATTTTGCTGCATTTGTTGATTCTCTTGTGAATCTAAAACTTGGTGATGCTGGTATGAATCTTGCTGCTATGGTTCCTGGCGCCGGGCAAGCCGCTGGTGGAATAAAACTTTCAGCGGCAGCAGCACCACTACTTGCGACAATAAAAAGAGCACCCGGTCGTGTAGATGATGCAGCAGATTTAACTAAAACACGCCGCGCTGGTCGCAACTATGACTCACCAACTACACCATCTGCATCTCCTCGCAATCCAGACGCTCCCGGTCAACAAAAGATGCCCGGATTCGGTACGAGTAGAATGACACCACAAGATAGAGCTAGAATTTCAAGAGGTACGGCTGAATACGATAAATTAACTGATACAAAAACATTGGATGCAGTCCTGAAAGATATATTCCCTGCTAAACCTAAACCAGCAACTCAAACCGCTCTGAGAATGGATCCTGTAAAACGGGCTGTGACTCGTGCAGTACCACGGGTTACTCCCCTAGTTGCTCCCGAAACCGCAATTGCACCTGAAACTGCTACTAGCCCTGCACCATCTTCTACTTCTACTAGCACTGCTACTAGCACTACTACTTCAACTAGCCCTGCTCCATCACCACAAAGAACACCAGTAATGCCACGCACTGGTCAAGAATCAGATGTTGAACCGACAATTCGTAGGGATAATCAAGATATGATTCCCCCCGATACGAAAAAGGATAAAAAGTCTCGAACTGGCAATACTAGATTAGTTTCTCCAAGAGGGTTCCGTGAGGGAATAATGGATATAAACTTTGGCTCTCAAGTAGCTCCAATACTAAACGAAAATAAAAAACTAAGTGATTTAATGGATAAGATGCCCAAAGGAAAAGCAGCCACCACAGGTGCAATTTTAGCTGCTATACTTGGACTTTCGGCTGCTGCTGGTTTTGGTCAACGAAATCGTGGTGGTGGAGGTTCTGGAGTATCAGACGTAATCAGCACACTAGGTGATGCAAGTCTGATTGCAGGAGTAGGTGGTTTAGATAAATTAAAATCACTGAGTGGATTTGATCCTAAAATTATGCCCAAAGTCGCAGGAATCGACGCAGTAACTTCGAGGTAACCTAAATGACAATAAACAAAAAAAATCTAAATGAATTTGTCAAACCAACAATCACAGCCGCAAATGATGCAAAAGAGGAACTGGGAGATTACCTACTTTCTACCTCAGTTTCAGATCGAGCGAAAAAATCAGGCCAATTAAGTCAGTATTACAAAAGAGGTCTCGAAGCAGCTCTAGCTAAACGAGCTACATCTCTGTATGGATCACGCGGTGCAGTTCGGGGTGCTCAAGGTCTTGGACTCGCAGGCGCTGTAGCTGCTCAATTCATGGGTAAAAAGGGCAAGACTAAAAAGATTACTGCTGCGAAAGTCGCCGGTAAGGGGCTTGCTGGTGGTATCTTAGGATCTGTCATCGGTGCTGGTATTGGAACGTATGATCCAGAAACAGGAATGGCTGTTGGTCCTGGCGCCGCTGCTTTTGCACTCGCTGGTTTGGGGAGACGAGGATTATCAGCTCGATCAGCGAGTAGAGCCGGAAAGAAATCAGCTATGGCATCTGGCTTCAAATATAAAGGAACCGGATCTAAGGCTACAGAAATTAGTCAAAAATCATCCGCCAAATATGCAGGCGCTGCGGGTTCTATCGCAGCAGTTCTTGCTGGTAAGTTCTACGGATACCATTCGGATAGATTTGAAAAGGCAAAACAAGGGCAAACTGATCCATATCTTGGAAGAGTAACATCGTCCCCCGGAATCCCCGGATATAATCGTTGAGATTATTATAACGTATACATATAAAGTAATCCTAAACTCATAGATCCCCCAAAGGAAAAAACCATGTTTTCAGATAAAGCAACCAAGGACTTAGCAAAGACCGCATTCCAAATAATGACAAAGCACACCGAAGAGCGAGAGACGGCTCCACAAGAAGATTTAAGTGAATCAACTCAGATTGACGAAGTAAATAATTTAGCTGAACTCATTGACTCGCTATTGATCGAAGGAATTGCACAATATATCGGCTTATTCGAAGAGGAAGTAAAGAGAGAACTCAACGAAGAAGAAATCACCGAAATGACAAACAACATCATGGAAGAAATTGAACAGATGAGTGATGAGCAAAAGATTCAACTAGGCGAATCGCTCATTGAAGCTCACAGAAATTCATTGACTGAAGACTGAATTCTGTTATAATTACATTATGCAATTCAACCATGTGACACAATCTAAGATCTTAGAAGATATATCTGCTGTTACTACCGATAATGGCAGATATTATCTTTCACCCACCGGTAAAAATCTACCCAGCGTAACTACTGTTACGGGTTGGAAAAAGTCCAGATTCTTTGCGAAGTGGAGGAGAGATAACCCAAAAGAAGCTAAACGAGTTACTGTAAGAGGAAATGAGTTCCATGCTCTTATAGAAAAGTATTTGTATAATAATCTAAATCTGTGTGATGAGATCATGGACATAGACAAAGATCTACTGACTTTGTTTAATCAATTGAAACCAGAACTGGACAAGATAGATAACATCAGAGGTCTAGAAAGCGGTCTATACAGTGACACAGTAGGTCTAGCTGGTAGAGCAGACTGTGTTGCTGAATATGATGGACAGTTATCGATTATTGACTTCAAGGGATCAACGAGAACAAAACGTCTTCGAGATATTGATAACTATTACCTACAAGCAACTGCATACGCTTTGATGTGGCAGGATATCTACGGAGAGGAAATACCATACTTCAACATACTAATTAGTTGTGAAGATGGTAATTCTCAGGTATTTACTGGTAGAACTATGGATTATACTAAAAAACTACATGCAACGATACGAGAATACCATGAAGAACACACAAATCTCTTCTCACATTGAAGCTTCTGCTTTTGGTAGAGCTTCACTTAGAAATACAATAGAAAATCTAGAAAAACATCAGGGTATAGAATCAAACTTAAGTCTTCTGAAAAAAACATTCAGGCAAGTATTTGGATTTCTCTCTGTGTTGGACGTAAACCCCAAATCGGCACAGTTCCTCGCTGATTTTGTTCGATCATACAGAAAAACAAAATCATATCCTTTGACATATAAGGGGTTCCGCTCTTGGACTAAAACACAGAAAGAAAAAGAAAGAGAAATAAAGCTCCTCAATAGATTCAAACGAGAAGTGAATGGAGTATTTGCTGCATACACTTTGTTGTGTAGAATTCAACATGATTTGGATAAAACTAAATGAGTGATATGTTCTCCCGTGTAAATATTCCAAACACTATGGAATGGTGTAAATTCAACGACAATTCAAAAGCGGCTGGATTCCGTCAAATGTTTACGAAGAAATACGGTGGGGAATTCAGATATAATGGTAAGTGGTATCAGTGGGTAGCACCTAATGACATAACATTACAACCACCAAATACAATGATGCGTCCAAATCAAGCTCAGGTACACTTTTCAAATAAACAAGACGTTGTAAAAGAGCCGGAAATTGAGTATGATCCAAAAGAGGCGTTTAAATCCAGAGTAACTATAGATTTAGAAAAAAAATCCGAGTTTAAGCAAAAAAGTTTATATATAATTGTGGATCCGGAAGGAAATGAAACTGAAATTGAAAACTTCAGTAAATTTTGTCGGGATCATAATCTTAATAAATCAGCGATGTACGAGGTAGCGCGGGGAAAACGCAAACACCACAAAAAGTACACATGCAGAAAGAAGGAGTATTAAAATGCAAGAATTTTTTAGCGGAACCCTAGGAACAATCTTTTACAGTATAGTAATTTTTGTTGCAGGAGCATTGATTGGTACTCCACTCTGGAATTGGACAAAAAATTATTTACCATGGAATAAAGACTGATCTACTATTCGTGTTGAGTTGAGGTATTTCAAAGTACTTTAGCACACGGATAGGGGGTGATCCAGTCTCAATGAACCCTTTAATATAAAAAGCCTCAAAGCTCAACACGAGTATAGGAGAGTCCTTCGGGACTCTCCGTTTTTTTTATAAATATACTAGCTATATGGAGTTATTATGTCGGAAATAAGCTTTACAGTAGGGCGTTATCATGGACTTACGAATTCACACCATGGTGTGTTTAATACAATGCCAGAAGATCACAGTAAATTTATTTTTGTGACACAGAAGCATGATCCCAAAGATCCTCGATACCCACTCCCAGTAAAACACAGAGAAAAAGCAATAAAAGAAGTTGCCCCAAAGGACACTTCGGTTGTTCCGGTTCAGAGTGCGTACCATGCGTTCGAACATGCCGTCGATCATGCAAGAAAAAATAATATCAACACAGTCAATGTTCATGTTGGTGATGATCGAGGAACCGAAATGAACAGACTTGCAGGGCATAAAGACTTCAATGGCATAAATATTAATGTGCGTCCAATAGAAAGAGGAAGTCTGGGTGGACACTCAGGTACAGCGTTACGTGATGCAGCAAGAGCAGGGAATACCAAGCAAGTAAATAGCATGATGGCTCCAGTAAGCGATAAAACCAAAAAGGAATTCATAAAGCATATGCAAAAAACAAATGAAAATTTCGATCATGAAAACATTCCAACTTGGTTTAATCTGGAGGAGTTCTATGCGTTTGCTGATGCATATGATGGAGTGAGTGAACTCATCACCGAACAGGAGATGACAAAGGAAAAACCACTAACTCGTCAGATGAAGCTGGACGATGCAAGAAGTAACCCTGATGGCGACGAAACAGTAGATAGAGATAGAAAACGAACAGATAGAGCTGCATCTAGAGATAATATGAAAACAAATCCATGGCCTGAACTAGCTATTGTTAGAACCACACAGGATGGTAAACTTCGCATTATCCCCAAAGCTGATTTTAGTTACAAAAAACATGAACTAGTCACTGGTAACATCAAGGGACTCCCCCCACGAGGAGAAGTAACTCCCCAGACCACATTCTCAGTGATGCAAGAACCAGACTTCGAGCAATCTAAAACATCAAAACGTTTAATTCAGATGTTTGGTTTAGACTCACCACAGATGGGTGGAGGGCAAGCAGCTCCAGAAGGTCAAGCGGTAACTGCTGATCCAGAAGTAGCTCCAATGAATCCAATGATGATGGGACCACCCCCACAACCACCAAGGTTACCACCTGACGGAAAAGAGATAACAGGGAAGGGATCAATAAACCCAGACTGGGATCACAGTGTCAATGATATTGACGCTGGTATTGTACACGCATGGAACCAAGCAACAGGAAATAATCCATTCAACGGATTACTTGCAGACAACGATCTCAATAAAGTTGGTGAAAGTGAAACGCTAGAAGCTGCCGGGTTCAGAGCAATAGAAAAAATTATGCAAAAAGTTCCAGCAAACTTCGAAGCGATCATGCTAACACCCGGAGAACAGAAAGTAAACACTAATTGGAGCGATATTGGTGGTATGGACAATACACCAGCAACCAATGTTTACTTCAAACCAAAAGATAAAAAGGATACTGCGCAAGAAGTAATTAAAGCCACAATGAAAATTGGTATGGCTAAGATTATATCAGATCCAATTGCAAATGGACCTCCTCTTTTTAATGCGGTTTCCATGTCAGATGTTGGTCAGTCATTAGCACAGAATACCAAAGTGAAAGAGTTTGTTAAAAATACAACAAAGAAATTAAATGAAAGTTTCGTATCATTAGCCGCTGTTCAAGCAAAAACTGAAAGAGAAAAAAAGAACACAATTGATGAGTTACCAGAAGTGGCAGAAGCACAAAGAATGTCAAATGAAATATCTTCTGGTATAGAAAATATATTCACTCAAGATAAAAACTTCAAAAAAGAAATCACTAGAGAATCTCTGACGGGTGAATTGAAATTTGGTGCTGATTCAATCGCCTCAGCAAACTCAATCATAAGTGGAAATAAAGATGGGACAAACACAAATCTAGTTCCTATCACCGACGAATATATTGAGATGATATCCAAAATCCCTAGAATGATGTTGGCTTTCAAATCACCAATGTTTGATTTAGATGTGCCACAATCAGAGCAAGAATCACAATCCTTTAACTATAGAACTGCGTTACAAATGCAGTCGGGTAAAAACTTACAGCCAGTTCCAATGGAACAAAATAAAATCAACCTTAAGAATATGATTTCTTTGAAAGAAGAAGACGGTGGTGGTGATGGTGTTGGTGATGCTGGTTCAGTGGGAGCTGCCGGATATGGTATGAGTGATTATGATCCTGATATTCAAAGATATGATGATACTACTACAAACTATACCGAACCATCTTATACTGGTCAATTTAAAGACTATGGTACAGGAAATTCACAAGAGTACCTAAGATCGGCTATTGAAAATATCGGTGATGATGTATTTAAATTAATGGAATTTATGCAACTTGGTGTGGAGAGTATCGATACCGAACCAATTAATTTCGCAGAATATACCATGGACAAATCTACAAAATACAACGAAATTGAAATGAACGGTAAAAAGATAAGGATCCCTATAGATCCTAACTTTGAAATGATCACAACCGAAGAAGTTGAGTATATCGACACTATGTTTGATCTAATCATAATGGAAAGAAACTATAAAAGAGAATATGAAACTTTTCATGGTAAACCAGAGCAACGAAAAAGAAGATCTAAACGAGTTCTTGCAAGAAGAAAATTAGAAAAAGAGGGTAGAGTAACTAAAGGTGATAACAAAGATGTTGATCACAAAAAACCACTAAGAAATGGTGGTACTAATTCGGATTCCAATCTAAGAGTTCGCGATAGGAGTTCTAATCGAGCAGAGAACGGCAAAAGAAAATCTGTACGAGAAGAACACGGAGCCGGAGAAGAAGGTACGACAAACTTACTCAATAAATATATACAAGGCACCCCCGGTCAATTTTTAAAAAAGAAGAAAAAAGGTGAATCAAAACCATGTCAGAAGAAATGAAACCTAAAACATATGCCGGAGATAACACCAGCAAGACATTTACTTTTGCACTTCTAGTTGGATGGGGATTAACTTTAGCAACTGTAATATGGCAAGTCGCTGTAAAAGATGCTAATTATTCACTACGTCTAAGCACAATTGAATCAGAACTGACGAACTTAGATGACAGGCTAGATACCGCCGAGGAGTTTAGAATAACTCTCGCATCAAACTTAGCGGAAATTAAAACTGATTTGGTTTGGATAAGAAAAGAACTACAAGAAATGTCCAACAGAGAGCACTCAAGATGAAACCTAAATCATACCAAAAAACCGTAACTGAGTTAGTAGAAAACGATGTATTTACATCAGAAAATTCTATATTTCAGTTTGTTTCTTTAGAAGAAATTTCAAAAAACTTCTGTCAAATAAACACAATCAATGAAAGTAGAGAAAAAGAATCACTACGAATGAGGCGAGACGAGATTGTAAGTGTCTCCGTTAATATCAGTGAAGCTGAATATAAAGGTAAATCAGTATCTCTCAATAAACCGTTTAGACAGTCTGGTGGGAAAAAGAAATTTGGTGTGTATGTTCGCAACCAAAAGGGTAACATAATTAAAGTTTCTTTTGGTGATCCAAATATGGAAATTAAACGTGACGATCCAGAGAGAAGAAAAAACTTCCGTGCAAGACATAACTGCGCAGAAAAGAAAGACAAAACAAAAGCTGGATATTGGAGTTGTCGTCAGTGGAGAGCCGGAAGTAAAGTAGAAGATTCATATGATCCACAAGGTAGTATGTTGAGTGAAAGAAAGCTCAGTAAAGGTGAAAAAGAAAAACGAGATAATCTGGCTAAAGAACTATTGGACAAGGGTGATTTAAATCCATCGCGAGGATCAGAGTCTGATATGGCATATGCTATTGCAACAATAAGGGCAAAGGGTGAAAATCCAAAGGCTCGTGGTAAGAACAAAGATAAGGGTAAAAAAAGAAAATCAAAAAATGAACAAGTTGATAATTACCTAAATAACAATAGACTAAACAATCTAAACGAAATAACTCGTTACAGGAGAGAAGATAAATGAAAAATTTTAAAGAACTCACCAAATCCTTAAATCTCCACGAAATGGAGTATACTGAGGGTGGTGCTCTAGGTGGAAGTCCATCCGCACTAGGTGGCGGACACTCAATCCATAGTGACGAGGGTGTGCATAGAGTTGATCTCGCTAGTCAGAGAAAAAGAATTGGTGCATTCCTAACTGCATTTGGAAGAAAAGAGTATCTTGATCCCAAAGCAGCTATTGGTATTATGAGATCTAAGCTAAACATTATAGGCTTAGACTTTGATTTTAATCCACAAAAATCAAAGTGTGAAGTAGCGGCAGAAACTGGTGAACCATTGACATACAGACTCACTCGTTTTGGTGGTGTCTTTGGTACATCACCAGATCATGATTTATTAAAAAATGGATTCATCAATTCAGATGGTATTTCAGATGCAAGGAACGGTGTTGGTTTAAATTTAATTATTGGAATAGTCGAAACTCCAAATGGTTTATTTAAACTTGATGTAAACATCGAAGATGTAGTAAATGAAACCGAAGAAGATGACGACGAGGTGAATCCAGAAGAAGAGGAATGATCTTGCATGTTAAGTGAACCTCTTAAAGAGGAAAATTATGATTTTTTTGTGCGTGAAATGTATGACAATCCTGCCTGTGAAAGTGAAACTGAATTTCAAGAGGATTTGAATAGAGTAAAATACATTAAGAGATTATTTAGTAGGTTTGAAAAAACAGGAGAGTTGAAAATAAGACTCATACTAAATCACATAATCATATTAAATAATGTTTTTAAATATGGATCATGCACAAGATTACTCTTCTACAAATTAGATGATGAATATTATGGGATGCTAAAAAGCTTTTTAGGTTACTTAAACTTAATGCCAATGAACATACCAGAGATAGACTTAGAAATAATATTAAGTGATCACAGAATAGACATTCAACTAAAGGAACTGATATGCAAAGACTAAACGAAAATTTATCTGGATCTGAACTAATAAATGCGTTTACCCTATACACATTTGTACAGGAATTAACTACTCCATTTATACAAACAGAAGCATACAGGCAAGGTTTAATTGATCAAAATGGGGATCTTCTTAAAAAATACTCAAGCTTAACCATGCAAGAAAAGTTAGTAATAACACCATTCAAAAAGTTAGTATTCAAAATAAAACAACTTTTTGAAATGATTCCAAATCCAGCAGTAAGCTACAATTTGAAGAGCTTTACAACAGCCCTAAAACTATTATCAGAAGAAGGCGAACAAGTTGGAGCAGATAAAGACTACATCTATGAAAACGTAAAATCAATTATGTTTTCCCTGAAGGAAGATGCTGGTGCTGCCAGTGGAGTAGCTACAAACTCAATGGGAGCAGGAGCATTTGGTGCTGGTCCAGACGTTGGTATTTCATCTAGAAGTGATGCAATTCAGGGGGTTGACATTCCTCTTGGTATGACAAGACGGGACTTCTTAAAAAGAAGAAAAAAGAAGAAGAAAAGAAAAAATAAGAAATAATGGAGTTCCTAACAGTAGAATTTATATCATTGATTGGTAGTAGTCTTATTGGATTTCTTTTTCGTTCAAATGCAGAACGACGTAAAGAGCAAGCAGAAGTATTCAACCGCATCCTAGATGCGAACAAAGTCACAAACGAAAATCACAACGCTGCTACTGAAAGAGTCACTATTTCTGCTGGTAAGTGGGTAAGAAGGGGGATAGTTATAACTATCCTTTTTGGAACTATAATAGCACCATTCATACTACCATTCTTTGAAATACCTACCGTGATTGAGATCGAAGAGACTAAGCGGCAGTGGTGGGATATATTTGGTCTAGCAGGAACATATACAACAACAACAATAGAACCAATTGATGGTTACTTACTTCTCAAGGAGAACAGACAGATACTAATCAGTATTGTTGGTTTCTATTTTGGTAACGCAGTGGCGGCAAATAAAGCATGAAATACTTATTCACACTAATAATAATGAATCTCGTTGCATGTCAGACTGGTCATGTAATCAATAATGCGAAACCAAAAGTGGGCAACGGAGAAACTCTGCCAGATCCCACAATCCCAACAGACATTTCTGTCTGGACATGGCTTCCTTGGTATATTGTTGCTGTTATTATTTTGATAATAATTACAATAAAAATGTGGAAAGAACGTTAATTTAGATATAGATATATTAAACAATTAAAAGTAAAGGATATGCTAACCATGACATACAAACCAGAAAACGAAGCCGCAATTGCATATTGGACAAGACCACAGTACATTGACGTAAGTGGTAAGACGAAAATCGGCGTAGCAGCATACGCACTCGAAGGAATCGAGAAAGTAGAATTCTATCTACATGATGCAGAGAAGATCCCAACACAACTCAGTGGAGATTTTAATCTAGACGGTAAAGTAAACGTCGGAGATTTGAACTATATCCTCGCAAACTGGGGAACCGTTGGACCAAGAGATCTTGTAAAGGTGCTCTCCAACTGGGGTGCAAAACAAGAATACTCAAACATTCTTGGCATTGCTACAGAAGAACGTCTCAACGAAGAGACTGGTGAACTCGAATGGTTCTTTGAATTCAATCCTGTACAGTTCAAGCACGGAGAGCGACTTCGCATCAGTGCAAAGGTCTACCCCAAGGTTGGCATTCCCCTTGAATTAAAGGGTTCATTCCTCGACTACCCATCAATCTGTGGACTCGATGTATTCCCAAACAACCAGACATGGGGACCAGACTATGATCCCGCATTCTATGTAAGTGGCAAGGGTAACGACGAGACTGGTGATGGTTCCAGAGAGAATCCATTTGCTACGATTCATAAAGCAGCGTACCATGGTCTTGTTAAGGGTGACACCAACGCAGGGCGTGTCATCAAACTACTCGAAGGTGAACATAAACTTGCATCGAACAGCGAAGACCGTGATCTTCGAAGTGTAAACTCGTCTGGTATGAAAGACGATCAGTGGGTGACAATTGAAGCCGCAGTTAAGGCAGATCTATGTCCTATCGTCGGACAGCATAACGGCACATGGAAGTGTAAACTCTACTTCAAAAATGTCCACATCGTACCCGATACAGTAGAAGATGGTGATGGCATACTCAACGGTGGAAGACAAAGCATGTACTGTTTCGACAACTGCTTGATCGAAGGAAAGACTAGAGAGCAAGGCAGTGAAATGACAAAGAGTGGACCGCATATCTTCTCGATCGGTTCTACATGGAAGCGACACTTCCAACCCGCAATGCGTATCGTTGACATCCAGTCACACTATGATCTGTGTCTCGGTGATATTATCCTCACTGGTTATTCTCATCTTGTGTCGAATCTATCGACATCTCGTCACGGTTGGCATCTCGATGACGATGGTACACCACCACCAAAGAGTGGAGTCCATGTAGACTTGGTCCAGACTCACACTGGTGGTAAAAATGATACCAAAATTGTTCAGGAGAACATCATCATTCGGTATGTTACTGAGTGGGATCGAAATGGTGGACAACAATTGTTCGGTTCGTTCGGAAGAAACGATCTAGAGGAATCTGAATTCAGAAACTTTGCGTTCGTAGGAAACCGAATCGCTCAGTGGGCAGGTATCGATGACGAGAACTACCCCGGAGTTAGACGTGAAGATGGTAGTCTTGTCGTTGGACGAGCAAGAATGTTTGCATGGGGTGTACACAACACTCGCAACTGCTTGTTCCAAGACAACATCATGTTCGGTAAAGGTAACTGGAACGGTATTGAAACCAAGAACAAGTACACAGGAGAAGAAGTCGAAGTCCAATACCCATTTGAAAATGGTTACGGATCTCCCATGTACACCAACGTCATGTGGCGAGACAATTATCGTACACCAGATAAGGAAGAGTATTTCATGCCGACTCCAGATGCTACATCAGGACAGGGAAGTGGTACACCGGAGGAACTTCGATTCGATCCGGAAACGATGACCTTGCCTTGGACGAGTCCTGCTACGGGTGTTCACTATGAAGGAGATGCATCTAAGTTAGCAAGTCACAAATGGAATGACTACGCCAACAACGATGATATACTAGAGAAGTGGGATAAGTAAAATTTAAACACTTTACAGAAACACCGGTTGGGGGACATCTCCAACCGGTGTTTTTAATTAATAAAATACAAAATTTATACAAAAAATAGCATATTTAGCCATATATACTATGATGTCAAAAAACAAACTAGTAGCATATGCAGTGAGCTTGCTAGTCGTCATGAACCAACTCTCAGGCTGTTCTACATTAGAAAAGTCTTCACAAAAACCCACAGAAAATCAAACAGAATCACCACCAGAATTTAAACCATTCATCCCTCTTGATGATAATGCGTTTGGTTTTGTAGGATCTCTACGTCGTTCAACAGGTAAAGTTCTAGGTTCCGCTGTTCTGATAGAAACAAATGTTGCACTTACTGCGGCGCACTGTTTAATTGATACCGATATTTCATACGTAGAATTTGCTGGGAAAAACTACCCAATCGACTACACCATATGCTACGAAGACGGAACACATATAAACCACGACATTGGGTTAGTATTTCTAACAGAAAATGTTATTGGAGTTAATCCAGTTAGCAGAATTGATGACGTTATTAGTAGCATAAAAAAATGGGATTATGTTACAACAATTGGCTACTCTAGGGGATTTAAAAAGGCATCGTCACTCAGCACATTTCGATACTACGGTGTTCTATACAACGAAGAAAATCAAATCAAGATGCTACCACATAATGGGAGTATCTGGTTTGGTGACTCTGGTGGTGGTTTATTTTGGTTTGGTCCCAAAGGATTTCAATTAATAGGAATCCTAATCAGCTTTTCACAGATTGACGGAACAATCATAGAAAATTCATCTACTCGTGTTGATTGTTATCAAAATTGGATAGATCACGAAATAGAGAAGAATAAAGAATTAAATTCTTAAATCATAGTATATTTTATATTATCATATAAACACTTACAAACAAAATACGCATCAACAATATCTGATACGGGGTTAGTTACGCCTGTTTTGTCTGGAGTTATAATTTTAGCTAGATTATGAGTTGTTTCCCGGTGAAAAGCACTGTGCATGTCAGCTTTATTTGCATTACCTTTCCCACAAGCTCTCTTCTTAACTTCAGACGGAGTTATAACTTCTACTGGAATATTATTCTGAAAGAATTTATATTTTAGTATGCCAGTATTTTCTGCAATATGGAATACTCTACCCTTTGCACCATAGGCATATCCCTCTAAACCAACTTGATCACAACCATAGCAAACATCGGCTGCCCATGCGGAAATTGTATCATATCGTTCACAGTCGTGATTATATTCTTCAAAAACACTACCATGTATATTTGACAAAAAAGTCTTTGCATATTTTTTAGTATCTGTAAGATAGTAAAATTTACATTTATTAAAAGAGAAAGTATCGGTAATTTCTCCCCTATAAACACAAATTGCTGGACCACACAATGAATAATCGATTCCGGCTATTAACATAATTTTTCCTTCTAAGTAGTTATATTAAATAAATACATCAAAAGAGGAGAAATAAAATGCCAGTAATTAATATCACTAGAAAAAGTATTCGGTACAAAATAAAGAACATCAAGAGAGTATATTCGTATTAAAAATAACAAGAGGGGACTAACGTCCCCTCTTGCACACGGATAGAGGGTGATCCAACCCCCCAGTATAATATAACTTTATATATTAAAAGCTAACAGTCAACATGCTCTTGATGAGATACTGTCCGTCAGTGGTGGAAGTTTCCCATCCAGTATTGGTAAGATCATACCCAGAATCGACTGCGTTTAGCGCATACCCGAAAGAGTTGGTCCACCTTACATTGGAATTAAAGATAACATTCGCACCAATAGTAGCGAGATTTAGATCCGAATTGACGCCATCCATGACACCATATTCGTACTGACCAAATAGCTGTACGTCATGGCTAAGAAGATAGCTGGCAGTACCAACGACAGAATAATTACTCCAACTGTCGTTGACTCGGTTCGACGCAACATAAGCAGCATCAAACTTAAATTCGCCACACTCTACACCAGCATCAAACGTAAAGCTATCGTAACTATCGGTAGCAGTCTGTTCGTTTGCAAATGCACCACCAAGAGTGATGTTCTCAAAACCATCATATTCTACGCGTCCACTAAGTCCGTAGTCATTGTCACCAAAGCTACTGTTGTCAGTGTTAAAACCATCATTGTATGATGCGTAGAAAGAAAAATCATCGAAGCTCTTGCTGACTTCGATACCCTGTGACCAACCTTGGCCATATGTGAGGGCTGTGACAGTATAGTCACCAGTGACAAGCGTGGTTGGATCAGAGACGTACCCGCTATAGAAGCTGGTAACGAACTGCCCCGCCTTCACATCAAAACCACCGATGTTCTTACTGAGGAAAGCATCCTTCAGTACAAACTCGGTGTCACTCCACTGACCACTTACTCCATAGTCAAATCCATAAACCTCACCCGAAAAGGCAATTCGAGCACGATCAATGTCAAATCCCCGAGTTGTTTCGTTTGATCCACCAGCGTTCCATAGATAACGGAACTGAATGAAACCAGAAACATCCACGGTGACGGGAGATTCTTCAGACTTGAGACTCATGTGAGTCATCGAGTCTTCGCGAACACCCATGATAAGCTCATGGACATTTACGTTTTCGGCTGCACCAGTCATAAGAGGTGCAGAAAGAAGTACTGTTGCGATATTAATCATAGTAGATCTCCTTTAGTGGCTTCAGCCACCCCAAGTAGTAACTGAGTCCCAGATGGTTGCGATCGCATCTCGGAACCAGAGGACACCATCCCATGCGAATGGGACAAGGGCGAGACTGATGAGGAGGGATCGGGTAATTCCAATCTTTCCAAGCCAGCTCTGTACAAAATCTTTACCGCAACCTGCGGCGGGGCAATCTCCAGTAGTTTTACTCATAGGTTTCTCCTTGTATAAGAGTATAATGTGTCCATGCTCCGACGAACACACTGGATTAATAAAAGTTCTATTGTATCATGAATTAGTTGTTAAGTCAACTACTTCACATGAATTTCCTGAACAAGCAAACGTCTGCGTTCCCGCTGTATTGTCTTCTTGTTCGTACTCTCCCAATCTACTCCAATCCACATCTTGTGGCATGGAAGCTAAAAGTTCTTTGTACTCTTCATCAGTGCAATCCTGATAAGGAGCTTGTCTATATGTATGATCCGAGAATGGTAAGAATGATACACCGGAGACATCATCAAAATGTTCCCACACCCATGCCCCAACTTCCATCCACTCAGACTCTTTGACTGAAACGGTTATTGATGGTTTGTGTTCACACCAAAACTTCTGATACTTTAACCAAAGTTCCAGTTGTTCTAGCGCAGTAAGATCCATACGGAACACTGCATTTTTTGGTGCCTTCATTGGGAATGAAAATACCATTGTATGTTCTGGCTTCATCACATCAGGTTCACATGGAAATCCAATTTCATCCATAAATGTACATAATGGATCTTTGATATCTGCACGAACAGTACGAATATAATTTGGGTTATGTCGAGCATGAATCCCAGAAGCAGCGTCAACTAACTGAGAGACAGTTCCACTAGGTTTTACGCATGTAATAGCAACAGATTCATTTATTCCAATATTCTTTGCTGTCTTCTTGTTCTCTACTATTGCGGTAGTCTTCAGATGCGTTAGAAGCTCTTCTAGTCCCTTAGACTTACCGTTAGTGAGCTTACAATCCATGATACCTGTCATTGATACACCAAGAAGTCGTTCATCTTCACAATTACGTTCCCACTCACTTGACAGATACTTAAAGTTAGTTAGAGTTGACTGCCAAGTTCCCAGAATCGTAGCAAGACGCACTTTGCGTTCAAGGGATTCTTTCGTATCGTCTCCACGCACAACAATCTCGGTGAGGTTACAGAATTCTTTATCACGGAGAATGATCTCACTACATGGGTTGGTACCAAATTCATGATCAGTTTCTCGCAATCGATAACCATCACCCATAGATTCTCTATGATTATTTGCATGTTCAATTTGTTTCTTGGCCGCATCTCGATTGAAGATACCACGCTCACCGGACTTACTCTTGTAGAGTGAAACCCATTCCTCCATAAACGTACCAATCTCAGGCTTCTCTCTATATGCTACTGAATTATTCGATAATGCTCTTTGTGGGTCGGAAACCCACCACTGTCCGTGCTTCGCATCACGCATCCGTTCATCGGTAAGCGACGAGAGTGAGATAAGGGCACTTCTTCGTACTCCCCCAACCACGACAATTTCAGCAATCTTACAGATGACATCATGACACTCGATTGATGTGAGTTTTCTTCCAGCAGCTTTCTGATAGGTATCCACCGTGAATCGGAATAAATCGTCCAATGGCTCCGGACCCGAAGCTCTACCACCGAAAGTTTTGAGTTTTGCTCCGGCAGATCTAACTTTAGATAAGTCCCATTTCGGAATCTGACCTCCAATAAGAAGGGAGTTGAGTTCCTTATATGCTTTAGCCCAACCCATCTTACTATCCTGTACAACAATGGTCGTATCACTATCTTCAAATTCTTCTGCAATTGTAGGAAGTTTCTTAAGGAAATCACGTTCGACACTAAACCCAACACCAGTACCACACATAAGTACATATAAAATTTCATCAAAGGCACGAACTCTACCTGAACTAGCAAAGGAACAATTATATCCTGCAATGTTGTCTCGCTTAAGAGCTTCTCCGGCCGTCATGAGTGCTCTCATCGAAGGCATGACTTCTAGGTTAAGAACAGCAGTTTCGAGTTCTTCTCGTTCCTTCTTTGATACATTGTAATTATGAAACTCCTTAAGGTGTTCCTCAAAGAAGTTAAAATAACGACTAACAGTTTCAGACCAAGTCTCTCTCCTGCCTATTTCCGGTAACCATCTAGAGTAACGGGATAGGTGAATAAACGACTGATATAAACTTGGTAACTCTGTACTCATAACAAAAATCTCCGACTATATTGTATAAAAACACTATTATATATGGTTTATTTAATAAGTAAACATAAAAAACTAATATCCATACCCACCAGATGATGGTGGTGACATTGGTGGTGGTGACTGACGTGGCGGTGATGACTGACGTGGTGGTGGTGACTGACGTGGTGGTGTGGGCGTCGATGGAGTCACCGGATCAGGTTCTGGTGATTTGGTTTTTGTAGCTACACTTGACAGTTTAATGCCCGAACTAAGTGATATAACCTCTCTATCAGCGGATGTAGCGTTATCTCCAATAATACCAACGCGAGCTTGAGTAACATCACGATCAATTGGTCCACGAGAAGGATACCACACCAAACTATCCGAATCAGCAACCCTATATGACATTGCGCGAACAGTACCGTCATCCAGAACAATGTAATATATGTCTGCGTGTGCGGCCGCATATTCAATTTTTCTTCCTGATTCATCGTTCAAATTTGCATCTAATATGGTTAAATTTGCAGAATTCATAACATATGTGCTATCACGTCTATATTCTCTACCCAAAGCATCTGGATATGGAATACACTCTAAATTATCTTGATTGATAAAGTTTCTTTCATTAATTCTATTTGGAACCCTAAAATCCTTTAGGAAATTGGGATCATTTCGCAATTCATCTGGAATATTATTTGATAATTGACCTGAGTTTGCCCAAAATGAAAAGTTCTTTTTAATGTCGATCAGAGGATTACCCTCTGCATCAAACAAAGATGGATCTAATATTCGCTCTGAAGCGTTTCCACCCAATGCTTGATCGAATACATCCCAATCAATTTCTTCATTGTCTGGATCATCTGTACCAAAAAAGTTAGCTTCGAGAGCACCATACTGCTGTCCACCCTCAGATTCACCTTGTTGAGAAAATCCCCTGTAGTATGGATGAAGCGCACCCGATTCATGTGCTGGTATTCCGGGTAGGTATGGTGGTTGCATTGGTGTTGGATTATCGGCTGGTCCGGGTTCTGCAAAAGGTGTAATACTCGGGGGATTGCAAAATCCGGGATAACAGACACTCCCCTGAAATAATTGCCCTCGACTCGCATAAATAGATCCGATCATAGGAATACCGTCAGGGTAATTTGAATCTGTTTTAGATGGGTATATTTTACTGTCCCAAGTATTGAGGATTGGGTTAAATAAACCATTGGCTCTATTGTTTGGGTTTAATTTAAAGTTGTTTAAATTGCCTCGGTTAAAAAACAGATTCCAAAATCGAATGTCATCATATGTCCTCCATGGTTCATAATCAGGAACAACATTTACACCTCGCGGCTTAAAATATACCGGGTGTGGTACTGTAAAGAAATCTATATCTACACTATCACCAAACTCAAAACTTCCTGGTCCAGCAGATAAAAATGGTTCAGCAAATTCCACACCTTTCCATTGTTTTGCAGTTATGTAGGCAATCTTATCATTATTCGAGTGAATTACAATGCCAGATCTAGTACCCCCAATGTTTCTGGGTGGAATATAATGTCTATTCCCACCTTCTGTCCTAACAAATAATTTTTCATAATTAACTGGATCAAAAGATGTTGTTTTATCGGGATTGTTTGTTGCATTTTCGCGGTATCCCCATAGAGAATCATCTAGTGGATCAATATCAGGAGAGTATACATGTGTGGTCAATCTCGGAGACAACTTTTTCGCAAGCGAATTTATTAGATTAGCATTATCGAGTTGCATGACACCAAGGTGCATAATACCAGGCCTATAATTTGGAACGACCTCATCATCACTAATAACCAAAGGACTTAAACCACCATTTGGAATACCATAAACAACAGTAGAAAGATGTTCGAATGTATCACTCATTTGATAAACAGGGCATCTTTCGCCATTTGAGTCTTTTGGTATTTCCCTCAATGATGCTGTTAGAAACCTAAGAATCGAATTATCTTCGTGAATCGGAGAGTTTGTTTCCGGATCAATCATTATACTTTCAGGTCTTGTGTAATCTCTATACTTAGCAGCAACCCGGTGTGGATCTCCATTCAGAATAAGTCGAATGAATTCATCGTTAACCCGCTTATCATAAATTGGTAGATCTTCTGCGTTTGGATCAGTTGGATCTGATGGTAGTGTATATCCAATTTCAATGAAAGTTCTTTGCATATCAACAGTTATCACTCCATCAAACCCAAGCCCTGGCGATGATGTCAAAAAACCACCGCCGTCTTGTGGAATATGACCAGCTTTCATGTACAGCGGATCTAGATCAGAATTGGGCACACCATTCGAATCATATGAACTGTACTTGGTCCTCTCTATAAATCTAGAATAAGATTGCCCCGTGTCTGGAATGGAAACTGTTCGCAAATTTGGAGAAATTGTGCTCTTAATTTCACGAGCATAAAGCTTACCGTTATCATCAATTGCGAATACAGTAACTCCCTCACCAGTAAGAGTACTACCTACTGCTTGAACTGATATAAACACAACATCTTCGGTATCAACTAAATGTCCGCTATCATCCATCCAAAAATACTTTTCTGAACTCATATATGGGAACGAATTTAAATCCAACGGAACACCATTAGAATCCAAATGTTCTGACCAGTCTACTTTTCTATATTTCTCTGGGTACCATATGAAGAAATTCCTAACGAATGATTTTTCAGCACCGTATGATGTAGTTGAAGCGTTCGGTGTGGTGTTCGATAGCGGAGTACAATTAGATAGAACATGAATCTTACCCTCTTCATCTAAAAGAATAGCAAGTTCATTACCGGCCATGGCCATTGATTTTATTTTTAAATCTTCATCGTAATATTCAACTGCTGATGCTAAATGAGTATAGTTAGGATTACCCGACTCATAAACGTCTTTAAATTTTTCATTTAAAAATAATCTAAACAAGTGGCCAATATTCGCAATGGGTTCTGCCAGATATTTGGTTATTCTATCAGTATAATTTAAACCTAAAGATGCACTTTCCTCATCTCCAGTCCAGTCAACAGGCTCTGCTACAAATTTTTCTGATGCTGGATTGAAAATAGAATGATATTCGATACCCTCTGTCTGTACGCCTTTTTTGTTAAATAGATATTTGTCGAATAAAGATAATAAACTAAAAATTGGTGGTTGCAATGCAAATGAGTATGCACTACTTACCTGTTTTATTTTACCCTCTTGATCTACATACAAACCATTATCAAAACCAGTCGAGAATGTTTGCTCTTTTGCGTCTTGAATTTTTCCAGTGTCATCATTTCGGTAAGATCCATACTTATAAAAAGTAGGTCGTTTTGGTATTCTTTCTGTTAAAGTGACTAGATCAGGAAGTTCACTACTAGCCAATTCAGGTAGAGCTAGATTATATGTTCGTCTCACCACAGGGCTACTTTGATCGTAGATCAGATTAACTCCGGGTATCGTCTGTATAGATGATAGATCACTAATCGTGGCGACATTTGACTCGTATGAGCCATTAGGCACGAAATCAGCATTACCATCAGAATTACCATCAAAACCAAACATATCAAAGTTAGTCTCGTCAGCTCCCAATTGTTTCTTGTTGGTTGTCGCGGCACCAGCTAAACCTATTAATTGAAATAAACCATGTGAATTTTCCAATGGGGTTGGCCAACCAGTCCCACTTGCAATACCACCATCAAATCTATCTGAGAACAAACTAAGACTATATTCACTCTGACTAGAATCGACTGAAGTCGGATTATCATTCAGCAGAACTAATCCACCATAAATATCACCCTCAACATAGCGTTTTAAGATAAGCTGTGGGTTCTCGATCTCTGCATCACCACCAAGTCCACCATGTCCAAATGTATGTACCATTCAATTCCCCTTTACTTAGTTACTTCTCTGTTTACAACAAATCTACCCTTGAGAACTTTTATGGTTTCATTTGAAGGGTTGATAAATTCTAGATCATAGAAGTGTCTACCGAAAGGCATCTCAGATGTGGTCAGGGCATCCATTGCCACAAAAACACCACCTGTCGAATTACCATGTGTTGATCCTGTAGATGAGGCATTAAAGTAAATACCCCCAGTTCTACCAGCACTAATTCCACCAGTAGATGTAGATTGGAAAAATCCGATTGTCCCACCACCGATAATCGAAGCACCAGCACCAGTTGGTCCTGTTCCTAAAAGATACACAAGCATATCATCCGAACCAGCGAATTTACGAACTTGCATTTCAGCTTTCTTATAATTATTCAAATCTATGAGATTATCATCATTATCAGTAAACTGAAAATACAATCCAAATTTTTCACCTTGATCTATTTCTATGTCGTAGTTTTTTTGTGCCATAATAGTTCCTTTACTATGTATTTATAGTAAGGGCTTTCCATGAAAATGGGAAGAGAGGTTGTATAATATCACCAATTACTCTCGCATATTCACGGATCTCCCACTGTGCGTGATCATCAGACCTTTGACTATAGAATCTAGCATATGCTGCAAGTGATCCTGTCCAGTACCATTCCGTGTACATTGCTTGTGGTAAAATGAAACGTGCTTGCTCTGGAGCAACACCAGAATCAAGTAGTTTATGATATGCATCCAAAGATGCATTAAGTGAATCAGAGAACGCTCGTATTGTCGCTGAGGGTAAAGCTACGAAATCGTCACTACCCTGCTTTGCACCGTTCGTTGGTTGACCTCTCCAGTGAGGTAAATAAAACTCAGGCTCATGCGAAACATATCTTCTGCTAATTTCATTCTCAACAAATCCCTGCTTGTGCTTAAAGAACTGAGTTCTAATTGACACGGGAGCTTTTATTCTCAACGTAATCTGTGGATGTGCAAAGGGTGTCCAGTGCTTATTTTTTGCTAAGTATCGTATGAGTTTTTTATCAGATTCAGACAAAGTTTTGAACTCATTGCGAAGTTTATCTGCCTGCCAATTTGATCCCTGAATCTTTTTCATAGCCTCTTCATCATATGCCCACTCACTTTCTTTATTGAAAGAAACACGAGCAGCATTTACCACAGTGAGATCATTACCCATGTGATCAACCAATTCAACATGTCCTGCATTTAAAATCTTAGTCACGTTCATCATCTCCATAAAAAATATCAAAATCTTCTAATTCAGTATAACTTTTAGCATAATCAACCGCTCTTCTCCATAAATCAGAATCGTTCTCTTTTACGTAATCTGAAAAATGATTTGCAAATTGAATTGTTGCCTCCAGAAAAACATCATCGGGAATATCTTCTTCCATCATATCTTTCTCCATTTCATTAATTTTAGTTTAGCTTCTAGCCCCGTGTAAATATTCTGATCAATTATACTTTTAATCTCCCTATGTGATCTCGTGTATATCATATCATTAATATCTTTTTGCTTTACATTTTCTGGCCAGATACAAACGGAACATTTTTTCTCTATGAGACGTTCCATGTAGTTTATAATTTGTTTGTTTCTTGGTTCATTATCGAGAGCGTATATAACGTCACTACAATCAAACCGAGGATGTATTTTTTCAATCGCACCAGCACCAACCATCGCTATGGTATTTGGTATAAACAAACTATCCAGTGGTCCTTCAACAACATAAACTCGTTTCTTAGGGTTAGCTCTCCACATACCATACCATAATCGATCAATACTTTTATCAGCTTTCACTGTTATATAACGGGCAGTATGTCGAGCATTTTGTTCTGATTTTAAATTTAGAAGGCGACCCTGTGCAGCAACAAGATCACCTGTCTTATTAAAGAAAGGTATAATCAAACGCTCTTCCGCACCAAAGGCCATTGCTTCCGGATCCAATTTAGTCTGGAAAGATCCAAAGTCATCAGTATAATACAAAATATCATAATACTTTTCTGGTATCTTTCTCAACTTGACAAATTGTAAAGCTGGATGATCCTTACTTAGATCTTTAATTTTAGATAGGTTTTGCAATAGTTTTGGTATTGGTTTAAATTTTGGCTTTGAGTGTATTCCTAACATGTCTTCCTTTTCTGGTTCGATGAAATTAGATCTGTTGTTCTCACCAGACTTCCATCTTTCCATGGAATAATCTTTCATCAACAACGGCGAGACCATCTCTAAAAATCTATATAGGGAGTGTCCAGCACCACAATTGTGACATTTATAGAAAAAATCGTTACCTTTTTGAAAAAAGTAACCTCGTGCTTTTGTTTTATTTTTTTTCGAGTCCCCGCAAATGGGACATCGACAGTTAGCTAAATCATTCTTCTTCCAACTAAATTTATCTAGTTGAGGTGATACCAAATTGATAAATTTTTTATCAATGTAAGTAGTCATTAAATGCTCCAACTTTCAAATGAATTTTTTGATTCAAACTTAGAATCAAAGTTCTTACCATTAAATCCTGCACCAGAATCCTGACTTACACTTTGATTTGATTGTGTCAGATCACCAGATCCATGATCTACATCATACAGTTTCATTTTTCCTCTGTTAATACCAAGTAAGAATTTCTTATTACTAGCCACATCATTGTAGCGATTCTTCAATTGTTTAACCATGATTTGATTTAGCTCTTCCAACTCTTCGGTAGATATCAAAGCAATCATGAAATCTGCGGTAGCCGGAAGTCCAAATGATTCTGATGTATCCTCAAGACCAACATCACTATTATTAAATCCATTACGATTCACTTGTGTTGCAGAAAAAACAGGTACAGATCTTTCAACTGCCATACCACGAAGTTCTTCTGCGATCGCTTTAATATAAGTATAAGAATTCACGTTACTACCATTTTTCAAACGTGCTGAAGCACATATGTTCAAGTAATCAATAAAAATGATATCTGGTTTAAATTGCTTCTTCATCCACAACTCATCCAGTAAAGCACGAAAATGATTGACGTTTGCAGTCGCAGTAGGGTACTCCTTGACAATTAATTTACCCTTAATCTTAGATTTTAGATTATTTAATTTCTTATTATATATTGTTTTGGGTAGATCCTGAACATTATCAATAGTCATATCTAGTAAATTGGCATCTATTCTCTCTGCAATTCTTTCTTCTGCCATTTCACATGTAATGTACAAAACATTATTGTTTTGCGATAAACAATTAGCTGCATGGTGACACAAAAATAATGACTTACCAACACCCGTACCAGCCATGATTATGTTTAGCGTTTTCTGTGGTGTCCCACCGCCAGTTATCGTATTAAAATACTCAAGATCAAAAGGAACTTTTTGCTCCACTTTATGATAAAAATCATATCTCTCATCAGAATCTTCCAGATAATCATGTCCAACGTGAGTATCAAAAGAAACTGCCAACGCATCAGATAGAATTTCTGGTATTGCGTTTGAATTTTGTGTTTTAGATTCACCATCAATGATGTGAATTGATTCCATGATGGCATTATATACTGCTTTATCCTTACAAAAGCTTTCTGTCTGTTCAGTCAACCAAGAAAAATCAACTTCATCATCGGACAAACTGTCTAACATAGAAGCAATTTGTTTAAAATCATCTTCGGTTACAGTTTTAAGTTTATCAATTTCAATCAGAACAACTTCTTGTGTGGGGGCTGCATTGTAGGTAAGTATAAAATTTTGAACTATAGTAAAGGCTGTCTTTTCGTTTCTATCATGGAAATACTCCGCCTTTAAAAACGGAGTTACTTTCCTAGAATATTCTTCATTGTATAAAAGGTTCTGTAAAATGATTTGTTCAAGATTTTTTGTCATCACCCTCCTTTAAGAGTTCCCCATCTTCACCGGCAATAGATAACTGTTCATCTAGTACTTGAAAAAGAATGTTATTTAATACTTTATTGAGTTCTTCACTTTCATTAATGAAACCCGAAGCGTCACTTTCATTGAAATCTTGTTCATTTATGATATCATAATCATAATTAAAATTCAACTCTTCATCTTTTTCTTCAAAGTATACACCATCAAATCTAAATTGTAGACCTGTATATTCACCCTCAGTAATTTCAATCGGGACATTACCGTCAACATACTCATCCATATATCGGTAACTAACATTATCATTCACTTTTCTCTTCCTCCACCCCTCCAGTATCATGTGACGAATCACTTGTTCCATATGTAAATTCTTTCTGTGCGACTCTATCCAATTCTTGCATAAAATCTTCACAAAAGTATTTTTCCGGGTTCTTGTAGATTTGCTTTTCATATACTTTAGTACCATCTTTCAATTGGATTCTGTTTGAAACTTTACTTACCAATTCATACTTGAGGGCAAGATCAATTAGTCCATAGTAAGGATTTAGACCTTCGTCATAATTCAACAAAACGTCCACCATAGAATTTTCTTTGGTGAATCGACTCTTATATAGCTTACAGTGGATGATGTTTCCAATCACATCTGTTCCATCCTTAACTTTCTTCTTAGATAGGTACACAATAGTTGATGCTGCATATTTGAGTCCAGAACCACCACCCATTTCTTTCTGAGGAAACATAGAACCAATCACATCATATGTGTGGTTTGTCAGAATGAGTGGAATACCTGCTTTTCCTAACTTAAGAGTCAGAACTCGGAAAGTTGATTTGACCATCTGTGCTCGTGTCATATCACGAGTACCCTTACCATCGGCAGTGTCAGTAATTTCTTTATCGGTGCTCAACATACCAAGTGAGTCCAAGCAGATTAGCATAGGTTTTCTTTCTGACTTGGGTAGTTCAAGATATTTGTCAACAATTGTAATAGCTTGATGACGAAACTCTTCGATTGTTGCAACGGGGAACACAGCGACACGACTAGGATCAACTCCACGATCAGTGAACATATCTGATGTTACGGCTTGCTCAGTATCAAAATACAAAACTACCCCGTCACGATTGTCAGTCAGAAACTTATGTACGATACCGAGTGTAAAATAAGTCTTTCCCGTTGCAGATTCTCCTGCAATTGCGATAATCTTATTATTAGGAATTCCACCCCAAAGAGAACCAGAAAGCAAAGCGTTAAAAGCATAAGATCCAGTGTCAACGAATCCATCTACGTCCGCACCATCCAATCCATTTTGGACAATATTTGCATATTTGTTTCCACTCTCTTTCACAAAGTCATTTAAAAAATCGTTCATTAACATATCTCCTACTTCTGTTGTTTAATAATGGATAGAATTCTACCAATGTTATCGCGATCACTTGCTAAACTACCAATTTCATCTAGGGAAGTTTCCTCATCTGCATATGATTCTCTTACACTATTACTTATCTCAGTATGAATTGTAGATAAGTAATTTTCCAAAAATATTAAGTCTTTATATTCAATAGTAATGTTCATGTGAAAAGTCCCTCTAGTGTTGCTTCTTCTTTAGACTTCCACCCAATTGCAGTAAGAATTGTTTGCAATGGATCCAAAAAACTTGTGGTGAATTGCTTATCATAATCAATAAATCTATGTAAGTCAAGTTCTTTAGGAATTTTAGTGGGGAAAGAAATTACCTTATCTCCCCTACCACCACCGATGGGATTTGGTTCCTTTAGGTAAATAAATTTAATTTTATCTCCCTCTTGTATTTTTTCATATTTATGACAAAGATTAGCTTTCTTTACAAAGAAATTATAAATCAAAGATCCCTTGACTGCAATTGGAGTTCCCTTGGAATATATGTTTGATGGAGAAGAATATTTTTCTAGATTTGAAACACTACGAGGAAATGCAATTTCTTCTGGATCAAACTTAAAGAAATTTGTTTCAAATTCAGATACAAATTTCTGAATAACAGTTTCATCTGTAGTAAGAATTAGGCGAATAACTTCTTTGAGTTTTTCGCGAACGACTGCGGGAGTTGAACTTCTAGTAGTTTCAATTCCCATGATCTTAAGTTTAGGTTCATCGTATCGAATCCCTTCTGAATCCCAAACATTTAACGCATATCGTTTCTTGGCGGTCCAAACACCTCTCTCAGAAATAACTTCTCTACCCATTTGCATTTTGTTTTCATAAGCATTCATCATCTTAGCGAGTTCATCGTAATTTTTGTCAATAAGAGGTTGGATAATCTTATCTGAACTTTCATCTAAGAAATTAACAATCTTATTTACATCAGTACATTCAGGAAGAAATCGATCAACCAATTTGCTCAGTCTAACATAAATCGAGTCTGTGTCTGATGCAACAACATAGTCGTAGTTTTCGGTTCCAATTGTATTGTTTAGGAAAACATTCAATTTATCAGCAACCCAACGAATACTCAATTGACCCGAAGTGGTGATTGCTTCTGCAACATCAGTTGAATAATACCTAAAATATTGATTACCAATTGCACCATAAGCAGAGTTAAGTTGAATCTTACGAACCATCTGAAAGTTATTGTACTTGGTAATTTTATTTTCTAGATTCGGTTCACCCGCTTGTTGACGTTTCTGACAATCGATCATTTTCTTCTTATATGTCTTTCTTTCAGCATACATCTTAGACATCAATTCTGGAAGGAACCCACGAATCTCGCGAGTGTAACATGTACCATTTGCTGCCACTGAATAATTTTTATCAGTATGCTTCTTCAACGCTCTTTTAAAATGATCAGATTGTTCACCAAGAGCAGCGTTTGGTGTGATAATAAAATCTTGTGGTTGATTAATTTTTGTCTCTGGACTAATATTGTATTGCATAATAAGGTGTGGGTATAGACTGTTCAAGTCAAAAGACACAACCCAATCATGCATTCCTGTGATTGGATCCTTTACATATGCGCCAACATATTGCTCATCTTTTTTCCCGCCCTTCTTGGGAGGAATTACAATATTTTCTTTTCTGAGGTGATGGTAGATAATTTGATCCCATGTTCTAACTTGAGAGAAAACATCCTCATAGTTCACCTTGGCAGAATAAGCTAATGCAAGGGCAAGCTCAAGTAATTTCATCTTATCTTCTAACATCTCAATCAACTCAACATCACGAACATTATACTCCATAAACTTTTGGAAGTCATTGCGATAAAAATCTCTAATTGTTTCGTATTCACCATAACCGAGTTTGCGTTCACCAAGTTCAACAAACGTAATGTGATCTAGTTTATATGATTCTTGATTTTTATATGTAAAAGTTCGATACAAGTCCAAGTAATCTAGAATAGAAACACCAAGAATCTGGAAAGTCAAATGCTTCTTACTGGATCGTTCAATTTCTTTCTCTCTGATTTTTTTCCATGGAGAAAGTTGTGCTGTCTCAACTGGAGTGAGTAGTTTGTTCATTCTTTGAACAAGATATGGAATATCAAAAAACTTAATGTTCCAACCAGTTACAATGTCTGGGTGTTCCATTTTCCAAATGTCTAGAAAATCGGCGAGAAGATCCTCTTCATGTTCATAGTTTCTACAATCAACATTGTCAATGTGAAACTCACCAAGTCCAAGCACATACTTCTTTCCATTAACAGAAAGAGTGATACCAATAACTTCCTCTTGTGGATCGTCAACTTGAGGAAACCCATGCTCACATTGCGTTTCGATATCGATATGAGCGATGACAATTTTTTCCATGTCATAGTCAACTTCACCCGAAAATTCATCACCAATATACTGATAAACGTAATCAGTATTACCATATATGTTGAAGTTAGGAATACCTTTGTATTTGTTAACAAACTCCCGACATTCTGAAATGTTTCCGGGGTTGATCGACTCTACAAATGTACCTTCCAATGTCTTAAATTCAGTTTCTTTATTTGATGGAACAAATAAAGTTGGTTGATATTTAACAACTCGCTTTACTGCTATTCCATTTTCAATCGCTCGATAGAGAATACCATCCCCAACGAGTGACACATTAGTATAGAAATTTGTCATATTTAAACCGGGTGGTGCATTACCGTGTTGGGTGGAAGATCTTTAGTTTCGTCATCGAAGATTGTAGATGTAGGTCCCGTTGGTAGCTTGATAACTTTGTGACTTGGTGCTTCATTTGGCGCAAGATCTTGCTCTGATTCTGGATTATCTTTATCTTGAACGTAAGCACCAAGGAGAACCATATAATTAACAACATCAATCATAGTGTCATAAAAACTCTCATCCTCAACGTGCATCTTACCAGACTCAAGAAAAGAACTCATCCGACTAATCTTATCAATCACCCGAACAAGAAAACCAGTCTCTGTTTGACAGACACCCATAGATTCACATCGTGTAAAATTAGCAAAAGGTTCCTTTCCTCCATTACCAGCATAGTCACGATTTTTAAGACTCATGAGATTTCTGGCATCTTCACATACTGATACATGAAATTTAATTAATTCATCACGATTCATCAGTTTACTCCTGTGCTTCCGAACCCACCGACTCGACTCGTCTTCTGTGTGGGCATTTCTGGGATTTGTTTAATTTCATATTCCACGTTCTCGATCATTTCGGCTTGTGCAATTCTTTCACCGTGATGAATTCTAACCGTCTGGTTGCTCGAATTGTACAACATCATATAACACTCATGATAATAATCAGAGTCAATTATACCTTCCCCATTCACCATCATCAATCCCTTTTTCAGAGAAAGACTTGACCTACTGTGAAGTCGCACAGAGAAACCTTCTGGAATATCAAAGATCAATCCAGTAGGAATCAGAACACGATTCTGCATAGGGATACTAATATAAGAATGTGAATTATCCCCCTGAACAGTAGTAGCATCTGTGGTCATATCATATAGACGCTCCTTGTTCACAGAGTCATATCCACGAACAACCATACCCGGCTCAAAGTGAGCATACAAGTCGAAGCAGGCAGATTGTTCGGTTCCCCAGATTGGTTGTTTCACACTATCGTGTAGTGGGTAGAAACCCAAAAAATCAGTCATCATATTTTCACCAAAGTTCCAGTCATTATCAGACATAATATATTCCTTTCACACTAACATAATAACACCAATACAAAAAATGTCAAGCTATTTTGCTGCTAAACCATCATCCTCTGAGGTTGGATCATAAACAATAGTTTTGATGGTTTCTGCGTTTGCCAATAGACCAGTTGCAGTGGCAACCAAAGCATCAATCAACTGAGTGTCTAGATCAGTTTTAGGTGCGATTTCCTTGAAGTTGTATGCGATGGCTTCAAGCCTCGATTGCATCTTATTGACATCGGCAATAAGAGCGGCGTAGTGTTGAATGTTAATCATTGTAAGTTCCTTATTTTAAAATGTTAGGGTGACAGTTATAGTTATGTTGTCGGTGTCATCAAGATTATTGTCAGTCCAAAAAGTTCCGGCTGCGGTGTCGCTTGTTGTCATATCAAATCTAGGTCTAGAGGCGGTTCCGTTAATAGAAACCGAGTCTGGTGTAAATACATTACCTCCCACAGTAAGTGTGGCGGAGGTCAAATTATTTCCAATATCAGCCTTGGTTTCAAATCCTGAAACACTGTCATCATTATCGGTCCTATATTGAATGATACTATTACCACTCAGCCTAAATTGGTTGTTGTTATTAAAAGGAGAAAATTGATCAGCTAGACTACCGCTTTCTGTTCCAGTGCTGTCCTGTTTTCTTCTGTCTATCAGGGACACACCACGAGCGATCGCTCTATCAGTTTGGACCTCATAGATGTACTGTGCGGTCGTTGACTGCGTGGGGAAGAATAGCCATTTAGGAGTCATGATGTTGTAGTATACTCCACACTAAAGATAACATCAGTAGCAGATGAATTACTCGAAGTAACAATACTCATAGTTGCTCCTGCTGAAACAGAAGTATTACCCAAGGAACTCTGAACTCCGCTCGTAGTGCTCACACTAGCAGCTTTAACTGTGGCGGCTGCATTTTTCAAAGTCGCTGTCACTGTACCAGAACCAGATTTAATGAAATAGCCAGTAATTGTTCTTGCTGTCGCTGGTGATGGATCGATAACATATGTTTTATCCGAAGCAGTTTCAATTTGACCTGTGTATGAATCAGTTCTAGTGGCAGTCACCAACCCAGTTCCATCAGCAAAAGTAATCCCTCTGTTACCTAGTGTTACACCAAGAGCTTGGATAGTTCCGGTTGTAAGTGTTGCAACATCGGGGCGGAAGAATAATCCTTCAGAAGTACTACCACTGTCAGTCTTCAATCCAAGCGAGACTGATCCTGATGCGGAACCCGCAGCAAAAGGAATTCTATATTGTGTGCTATCATCCACAGCAGTAACTTGTACATTATTCGCAATAGTCGCTGTTGATGCGGTGCTTGCCGAAAGAGCGACAGTCGCTGTACCTACCATGACACCGCTAGAAATCAGAACCGATCCAACCGTGGACGCACCACACGATATACCACTAGACTCTACTAACCCTGCAAACGTGGCTCCTGCTGCTGCGGATATACCAGTAAGGATTTTGAAGTCCCCAGCATTCACTTCTAGTTTTCTTTGGTTAACATCAAAGCTAATTTGCTGCGACGAATCATCAACTACAAGTTTTGTGCTGGAACCACCATCTTCGGGATCACCCAATGATACTTTATTATTACTCTCGACTTTAATTAAAGGCTCATCAGCACCAACTTGAATACCATTAGCATTTGCCATCACAGCATTTCCAGTGAGTTGTAGAATACTAAATGTTGCTCCCTTGTCACCCGACACACCACCAATGAAGTGGGTTCTACCAGTTACGTCCAATGCACCTGTAATATTAACGTCACCACTGTGGTTGACGATACCACCAAAGGTTGCTCCACCATCAGAGGAGATACCTGCTAGATGAATATGTGGTAATATATTCCGTGCAAGAACACTACCAGTCAAACCATCAAACGAACCAACCCCAGTAACTGAACCAGTTAACCCATTAAATGAACATACAACATCAACCACATCACCTGTGTTCCCACATACAGAAGAAACACCAATTACATCACCGGTAGCTCCATTGAACGAGTCAACAACGTCACCACCGCTGTGACCATGATCACTATCTGTTGTAGCTTTATCCCACGCAGAGCCGTTCCATACCCATGACTTAGCTCCTATTTGGTGCGTAGTAACATTGGTAACTAAATCATTTACTGGAAAGTTTATTGCAACCATTAAATTTCAAACCATTCGTTAGTGTTTCTCATTCGTAAAACTCCACCGCCACTACCTGTATCGAACCAGAGTTCGCCCGTCATGACCTCTTTATTTTCCGTAGATGGATCTGTATCAGAAATATACACAGGAGAACTGACCTGAACATCCTTTCCGTGTCTAGCTACATCAATATTTATACCACGGAATTTTATGTCACTAACAGAACCAATCAAAAGTCTACCGTCTTTTTTAATTCCAACTGCACCACCACCACCAATAGCGGTGAGTAGGTTATTAATTTCCAACCCAGATAAATTAGAAGTTCCTAACTTTGCTACAACTCTTTCTATTGCTTTTTCATCTAAATGTAACTTACCAGTCGAATCTTCATACTTTAATGGAAATTTTACTTTTAGTTTTGGTGATTCTCCATCTTGTCCACGCACACCCGGAGATCCTACCGATCCACGTTCTCCCCTATCTCCTTTGGGCCCCTTAGCACCAACATTTCCTTTGAGACCTTTAAGTCCACGATCACCTTTATCACCCTTTGTGCCATCTTTTCCGGGTAATCCATCGATCCCATCTTTACCATCATTACCGTCAGTACCGTCAGCACCATCTTTACCCGGTGATCCATCAACTCCATCAACACCCGGAATACCTTGCGATCCTTCTATGCCCGGTAGCCCGGGTTCACCTTGATCTCCTTTGGGACCAGGATCGCCCGGTAAACCATTGATACCCTGTGCTCCCTCTGGTCCAGGCTCTCCCTGTGGACCTTGCGGTCCATCTAATCCTTGCGGTCCTTCTACGCCCTGTTCACCATCATAACCGCGCATACCTTGCGGCCCTTCAGTTCCCATGACACCCGGATCCCCCTTCTGTCCGGGTGGACCGGGTAGACCGGGCTTTCCTTGAACCTGCTCAACCACCGGTCTAGATTTCTCAATAACCTCTTTGATTACCGGTGTTTGTTTTCTCTGAGGTTTGCTTTCATATACTACTTCTAGTACTTCTTTTATTGCGCGTTGGGGCCCCTGTAAAAGAAAAATTTCACCGTGATCATTTATAATATGCACTTCACCCAAACCAAACCCTAACGATATTCTAACGTCGGGTTCAGTCTGATTTATCTGTTCTACGATAGAACCAACTGATAAATTTTCATGTATGTTTTTAGCAACAATGAATTGCATTATCTACTCTTTACGGTTTTTTTCTTTCCCTTGGGAGAAGCAGTTTTGGTTGACTTTTTTACTCCCCGATTCTTTTTCTTTTCTAGCTTTTCTTCGATGTTGATTTTTTCTTTCTTGATCTTCTCAAGTTCATGATCAATATTATTCTTGAATTCATCAGAATGAATTGAACTCAAAACTTTTTCATACTCTTCGAAATTTTTAGCTACCCGATCCCTTGCTTCTCCTTCGGGTACCATATTATCCTCTAGTAACTTTTTACATGCAGAATAACCAACATGAGGCTTTCCGGCATAATATGCAGAAGCAGCAACTTCATCTAAGACGGACCAAGTATAAACATCTTCCTGAACAAAAAGTATATCATCCTGTGGGTATGGAATTTCAATGGCGTTTTTTGCAAATACATAAGCAATTGCAGGTCTACCATTCATTCTATTCAGTCTTGCTAGATGATATAGTGGTTCTGCTCTACTAGGTCTAGAAGCATGTGCCAAGAGAAATTTATCTTGTATTTGTTCGAATGGTTTACCCAGTAATGCATAAGCCATTGCAACTCGAAGTAAAGCAAAGAAGCACTCTTCTGGCCATCCACCCATCTCAGCTCGTTTCTGGTAGGCTTCTGCTGCCTTTTCCCATTGCTGTGAGTCAAAATAACTCTGAGCAAGGTAGAACTGATACCGAGCATTTTTTGGATCCTCTAGTAGTGCGTTTTTTAATGTCTCAGCATCACGAGAATATTTTTCCTTTGGGTCAATTCCTACGTTTCTTGCACCTTCAGTTCTTGCTTCGAGATGATATTCACCTCCAAGTTTACCAATCTTTGGATTTTCCATTCCAACACATTGTGCATATTCATGAAGTATACCTTCATACTTCCATCCACAAGACAATCTAAATATCTGATTTCGCCACCAACTAAAATCACCACGATGAATAAGCAAAGCATATGAATCTAGATCTAGATTACTAATATCGGGAGTCCCTACGATTTCATCGTCGGCATCAATTACCCAAGCAAAATCAGCCCCGCTCTTCTCTGCGTATTGAAGTGATTCAGTTCTAGATCCCATTTTACCATTGTGATCACCAAAGCCTTTCCAGTCAGAGAGATAAACTTCACCCGGAACATTTAGCTCGTCCATGATTTCTTTAATTTTCTCTGGTGTACCGTCAGTTGATCCGGTATCAGTAATATCATAACGATCGATGTAAGGGGCAATTGATTTTAGACATCGTTCAATGACGTGTGTCTCATCTTTTACGATCATGCATAGAGTAATTGTTGGTTTGTTCATATTAAATCCTTATAATGAATATTTATCAGCAGCATCTAATTCTGCGGTTTCTGTATATGTATTTAGTCCATTCGTAACCACCTCTTCAGGAGCGGAAGCAACAACATCATCCAAACCCATTTCGACATTATTGAGAATCCAGGCATATGTTTTCTCGATACCTTCGCGCAGAGATTTTGATGGACACCAATTTAGTTTTTCTCGCATAAGATCATTATCAGAGTTTCTACCCCGCACACCAGTCGGACCATCAATATGATTAATATCGACTTTCTTGTTAGCGACATCACTGACAATTTCCACTAACTGATTGATGGTTACCATTTCCTCCGAACCAATATTCATTGGTCCCATGAAATCACTTTCCATCATTTTTCTCATTGCATCAAGACACTCATCAATATAAAGGAACGAACGAGTCTGCTCTCCATCACCCCACATCTCAATTCTGGACACCTCCCCGTTGTAATGTGCGACTTCTGCTACCTTACGACACATAGCAGCGGGAGCTTTCTCTTTGCCATTGTTCCAAGAACCCTGAGGTCCAAAGATGTTATGAAATCTAGCGACTCTAATATCAAGCCCGTAGTTTCTGTTAAAAGCGAAGTAAAGTCTTTCACTAAACAACTTCTCCCACCCATACTCACTGTCAGGGGCAGCAGGATATGCTGAATCTTCAGAGCACTTTGGGTTGTCAGGATCTAGTTGGTTATATTCTGGGTACATACAAGCAGAAGATGAGTAAAAGATCTTTGGTGGATTCTTAAATTCACTTGCAACCTTAGCAACATTAAGATTAATCATAGCGGAGTTGTGCATAACATTTGCATCATTATCTCCAGTAAAGATATAACCTGCACCGCCCATGTCCGCAGCAAGCTGATAAACTTCATCAAAAGTAATACTCAAATCACCAACGGCAGCTTTCATTGCACGGCGAACATTTCGTTCACTTCTAAGATCAAGAACCTGAAAGTCGTCACAAGGTAGATCAGTATATTCGTGCTCCTTGATATCAACGCCACGAACCCAATAACCTTCGTCCTTTAGTCTTTGCACTAAATGACCACCAATAAAACCACCTGCTCCACAAACTAATGCTGTTTTCATTTTTTTCTCCAAAACGAATAAATTCCTTTGTCAATTTCAAATTTATCAAAATCTCGACGCTCTCGATTTTCTTGTTCCTTTGCCCAATTCCACATTTCAGTTAGACCATCCTTTAAAGATGTATTGTCAACATAATCTAAAAGATCAACTGACTTCTGGTGGGTGGACCACGCGAACTTAGCTTCGTGTCTTTCTTCTAGATGTTTTATTTCACCACCACCCATAACCTCTAATAAAATATTAGCTGCTTCTTTGATTGAGTATTCTTTAATTCCACCTAGATTAATAATTTCCTTTGATGCTCGTGGATCTACTGCGGCTTTCCACAATGACTCGACACAATCATCAATATAACTAAATGCTCTTTTCTGTTCACCGTCACCGAAGATGGTTAGTGGTTGCCCATTTAAATGTTGATACATCCAAATACCTAAGACGTTCCTGTATTTGTCCCAAATATTTTGTTTGATACCATACACATTATGTGGACGAATAATACACCAATCAAGATTATGTTGCTTCCCAGCTATTACTAAGTCCTGCTCACATGCGGACTTTGCAATACCATATGGATCGATAGGCTTTCTTGACATATCTTCTGAGAAAGGTGGATTCTGATCTCCATACACAGCCATACTTGAAGTGAATACCAAACGCTTAATGTCATGATTGATACAATTATTAATTACATTAGCTGTACATACTGTATTATTTTGATAATTGTAACTACGAATGAATGGGCTAAGTCCCTCTGCGGCATAAGCTGCAAAGTGAAAAACATAATCTGGCTTTTCTTCCTCAAACACCCAATTCAAATTATCTGAATTTAACAAATTTTCCTGATGTCTATTCCAGAATTTAACTTTGGGATTTACATTTTCCTTATAACCACCAGACATATCATCAAAACCAATAACCTCATAGTCGGGGTGATTTTCAATAATCCAATCTGCTAGGCGGGATCCCAAAAGCCCTGCTACACCTGTAATCAATACTTTCATTTTAAAAAGTCACTTTCTCTTTTTTATGTGGTTGCTGTACTGTATATTCTTTATATGGTTCTATTACTTTATATTTATTATTAGTTTTGTAACAAGAATAATCAAAACTCAATTGATCCCTATAACTAAACTGAGCAACCATAGACCACCACTGTTCATTTAGTTTTGCTATTTGTGGAGTATTTCTTCTTACCAATAGATGACATGCACCAAGACCATTATTTTCTGGATAACCATTAAATCTCATATGCGCAACTTCATCATCAACCACATCAGGATCCTCATATTTTAACACATCACGTATTTCTTTAGCCTCAGCGTAAGCACACGATCGGTATGGATTTTTATGTAGAGCGATATCGTGATCCGTTAAAAACTCATCAATAAAAAACTGTGGGTGTCTGTTGATAAACATATTTGAGTCAACGTAAATTGTATAATCATAGTTCGGAAAATATAAATGTGAGTTAATTTTTGGATGTCGTGAAGTCTTTCTAACTGTATCAGATGTCAACATTGGAGCCTTGAGTTGCCAACCCGACACACTTTTCGGCTCCTCTTCGTCTGTTATCATGAATAAATCAACTCCCGGAATTTCCGGTATCGATATATTTTCATCATAACCACCTATGTTCACAGTGTAAACAGCTATCTTCATACTTCTACTTGTTTCCAATTGAATCTAATATAGTCATCTGACCAATCCACTTTTCCAGATTTTTTTTGCTCTAACAATTCAGAATTCACAAAGCAATCTCTCTCAATATCAGATTCACCATCCGAGTCAATTGTAACATGTAAGTCATATCCTTCATGAACCACATAATTATCTTGACTCGCTCTCCAGAAAAAAGCAGGATCGTTCATACCATAGTCTTCACAAAAATCTTCATCCCAGGCACCGATACTCCAAAAATCATCTTTTCGAATCATGAATTGACCGGGAGTTATTTTGTTAGCGTTACTGATTGATGTTCCATTTGTTCTATAGAACTTATAAATGCTCTTGTCTGGTGCCGACTCAATCAGTTCCAGAAGTTTGTTCATGGTTTCCTCTGGAATGATAGTGTCCATGTCTTGTTTGATAAACCACTCAGTTTGAGTTTTATCGGCACCAAGATTCACTGCACCCGGAACATTAAAATAAACGTCATCGGTAACTCTGTAGACATTAAGATCGAACTCACAACTAGAAAAATCAAAATCTTCTGTAGAATTTTTCATCGAACAATCATCTACCAAAATAAAATTAACTTCATCTCTCAGATCCTTTGAATATGAATTCCAGTTGTCAATCTGCTTTCTAAGCATTTTATCTTGATTATAATATGTCATAACAACTGTCAGTTTCATGTGAGTAAGTACCCTTCTCGTTGCCCTTGATTCCAATAATAACCAAAACCGTACTCACCAATCATATTTTCATAAAGTGACATCATCGACTCGGGTTTCTTTTTACCATCATCACTTAGAACATGATCAAGACAAATAATACCAGATTTAGCATTTTTTCTAGATGCTAGATAAATATCATTTGCATGTACATCATAACTAGATGCACCGTCAATATATACAAAAGAGTATTCAATCAATTGTATCAACGCATCCGACATTTCTGTACTAGAATTTTCCATGTGAAGGTGTACTGTGTCACTATATGGTTTTGTATTCTTTAAAAATTGAAAATATTTATCGGTTAACTTTTCATTTCCACTTGTACTTTTTCCAGTATTATATGGATCAATACAAGTAACCTGCCTATCATACCGAGCAGCAACCTCAGCAAGAATAGCAGTAACTCGACCCTTACCACACCCAATCTGTAGAATATCACCCGAATGCATCTGTAGTGCATAATCGGCTGTCGCATATATCCTAGCATTCTGTTGCTTGATTCCAAAATTAATTGGTGTCTCCAAGAAAGAATCTCGAATTACTCTTCTTGGTTCGTGATACTGTTCACATATCATTTTAACTTTATCTAACATTTAATTATCCTTATTGTTACTTTTTCAATCATATCTCACCTTATTTCTTGCATAATCAATACATGCAGCGAGTCCATCTTTCATTTTAACTTTAGTTTCCCACATCAAACATTGTTTTGATTTTATTGGACAACCTAGACTAAATTTATTTACTTCATCAACAATCCGTTTGCGAGGTAGTGGATGTTTACCAGAAAACAACTCTGGATAATTGTCCCAAAATGTTTCCGGTGAATTGTATTTTGCTGCATTGTCCACCATCATGTTACATTTAAAAAGATCATAAATCTCACGAACCGAATAACACTCACCAGAGCAAACATTGAACACCTCACCTGCTAACCCAGAATCATGATTCACTAATATATGTATTAGATCAATTAAATCGTCAATATACACATAATCTCGTTTTTGATTTCCGTCTGAGTAAAAAGTTGGTGTTTCACCATACAATAAACATTTGGTAATATACCCCAACAAAGGTGGTTGCTTTCTCATGAAATCCTGATGTGGTCCATACACATTAAAAAATCTAAGAATATTAATATCCATGTTATAAACATCAACATAAGATTTACACAACAATTCAGCTTGTCTTTTTGTGACAGCGTAAACTAAATTGGGTTCTTTCTCAACCTGATCCTCCTTGAATGGAGCGTTCTTGCAGTTTTCATATACAGCACTCGTACTTGCAAATATGACTTTTTTAATGCCATGTAATCTACAAGTTTCTAGGACATTTGCAGTACCCTCTACATTATTTGAAATTGCAGACACCGGATCTGACTGACAATCGGGGAGAGGGGCAACTCCCGCTAAGTGTAAAACAACATCTGGTTTGTAGGCTTCGAATAGAAGATTTAGATTACTTCTAATATCATACTCCACAAAAGATCCAAA